GTCGTGATAAGATAAGTTACAAGGAGAGAGATAAATGGCTATCGCAAATCCCGAAGTAGAGTTTCACCTTCCCGAGTTTGTTGACGAGTGCGTCGCTATGCTCAACGAGCATTACGAGTCCAAGTTTTCAAACTTGAATGTGCCCGATGTCAAAGTGTCAGAGGGCGGCAAGTTCTACAAGGTCTACAAAGACGAGGGCGAATACCACAAGAGCGTTTGGTTCTTCGTAAGCAAAGAGGACGGCTTGATTTGGAAGCCCGCTTCTTGGAAAGCTCCTGCTCGCAACTTCCCTCGTGGAAATATTCTTGAGGACAAAGCCCGAGACGTGATTGGCGTCTACGGAATCTAAATACAAACTAACCAAGGAGAAAGATATGTTTGTAAAGTTTGAACAAACTAACTTGAAAGCTAGACCAGAAGGTGCAATCTGGATTAACCCTGACAACGTGTGTACGGTAAAGGAGGCCACTTTAGCTGAGAGTCCGGTTACTTTACTATTAACGTCAGCAGAGACTTACGTTTATGTATTGGGCGATGTAACTACGACTTTATATAAACTTACTGAAGGAAGTTAAAATGAAAAAGAAATATAGTAAACGAAGATAAGCGTCAGGGGTAAACCCGAACCGATCTGGCAGGAAGCATAAAGAGCCAGCGTCCCTACCTACAGTAACCACATACCTTTGAAGAGTTGCGTGTGGAAAACGGTTTGTAGGGTTAGATACAAATGGAATAGGAGTCCAGATGTACTTGGGCTAAAACTCTTCACATTTGGTTCCGTAGCTCAGTTGGATAGAGCAACGGCCTTCTAAGCCGTGGGTCGCAGGTTCGAGTCCTGCCGGAATCGCCAAGGAGTTGAGATGAATAAAGATATTGACAGTAAAAAGCTACTATATTCAAAAGGTAACAATGATGAATGCTATACTCCAGATTATGGTGTAGAGCCGATTCTAGAATATATTCCAAAAGACGCCATTGTGTGGTGTCCATTTGACGAACCAAGTAGCGAGTTTGTAAAACAGATATCGAAACAGAATAAAGTTGTTCACTCTCACATTAACGAAGGTAAAGACTTTTTTGAATATGAGCCCGAAAAGTGGGATGTGATTGTATCCAATCCACCCTTCACAAACAAGCGTAAGTTTTTTGAGAGAGCACTATCTTTTGGAAAACCATTTGCGTTAATTATGACGAATACTTGGCTAAATGACTCAGCACCTAAACAGCTATTCAAGGACAAAGATTTACAGCTTCTAATGTTTGATAAGCGTATGCGGTTTGTATCCCCTGATGGCCGAGACAATAATAAGATTACATTTAGTAGTAGCTATTATTGTTGGAACTTCCTTCCTAAGCAAATCATTATGAAAGAATTAAATGTTAAAGGTTCTCGGAAAAATTCCTAGAGAGGTTGTCGTCGCTGTCAGTGGCGGTCCAGACTCAATGGCTATCTTGGATTTCCTCTCGAACAATCATAATGTGACGGCTGCATATTTTGATCACGGCACACCGTTTGGAGATGATTGCAAATATTTTGTAAAAGACTTTTGTGAAGAGCGTGATATTGATTTGGTGGTAGGAAATATTTATATTGATTGTCCCGCCGGAAAATCAGTAGAAGAGCATTGGCGAGATGAGCGGTACAAGTTCTTTCGCACCTTTAATGAACAGGTTGTTACAGGTCATAATTTAGACGATGTGATTGAATGGTTTTTATTCTCATCTTTGCACGGTCAGGGAAAAGTTATGCCTTACAAGAACCAAAACGTTTCTAGGCCTTTTATCTCCACTTCTAAACGCTCGCTAGAAGATTGGTGCGAACGTAAGGATGTGCCGTTCTTGGTTGACCCAGGGAATACAGACCGAAAGTTTATGAGAAGCATTATCAGAAATGATATGATGCCTCACGCTCGCAAGGTAAATAAAGGCATCGAAAAAACATTTAAAAAACTTGTAGAAAGGGAATATAATCTTTTATACTAAGGGGGGTTAGCTCAATTGGTTAGAGCAACTGACTCATAATCAGTAGGTTCTAGGTTCAAGTCCTAGGCCCCCTACCATGCCCGAATAGCTCAATTGGTAGAGCAGTGGTTTTGTAAACCAAAGGTTGCGGGTTCAATTCCTGCTTTGGGCACCATAAGCGGCTATCGTATAATGGCCATTACCTCAGCCTTCCAAGCTGATGATCTCGGTTCGATCCCGAGTAGCCGCTCCACTAGGAGATAAGATATGAATAAATTAATCAAAGCAGCGTTAACAAACTACGAGGCGCAACGTGATGAAGCGCTCGCTGTTTTGGAAGTTTACTTAAATAATTCTGTCGGTATTGGCGAACATTCAGGACTAATTGATGAGGTCAAAACCTGGACAGAAAAGTTGACTGAAGCTGAAGAAAATATCGAGACAATCAAGCGGCATTTTCCTTAGTCCAAAACTATTTAAATTAGTTATGTTCCCCTTCTAATTGGTTTCATAAAAGAGGGTTCTCTCTCTTAGTTTTTTGCTGTTTTCGGCAAATGTTATAAAACCAAATCTATAGGAGGATTTTATTATGGCTTTTGGTTTAGCAGGTTCAAGTGGTTCTTTTCAGGCCAATATGGCAATTCTTGGGGGAATTGTCACGGGTTCTAAAGGAGAATTCTTGGCTCTCCCAATCTCATCTACCGTTCTTGGTGGATTGAGCGGTTTAGATACAAATGAGTGGAGTCGCTTCTATCTTAGTGATAGTTTTGGTGCGGCCTCTGCGTCGGTTATTCAAGCACTCAACTATCTGAGTGCATCTATGGATGCAACTAGTGGTGATGTCACTGGTCCAGGTTCCTCAACTGATAACGCCATTGTTCGCTTTGATGGAACAACTGGTAAGTTAATACAAGATACTAGCGTAACGACAATCACGGACACTGGTAATATTGCCACTGAGGGCAGTGTTTCTGGTGCAAGCACGCTTGCTGGTATTTCTTTGACCTTGGGTGATGAAGGCGACGAATTTGTCGTAAGTAGACTTGGGCGTCTTCAAGGCGGTACAGGTGGTGCTACCTACGACCTTAGAGCAGATGGCTTCGTCTCTGGTGCTAGCTCTGTGCATGGTAACAACCTACTTGTTCAGTCCGCATCTGTTGCCCTTGAAGTATCTGGTGGTTCTCTAAATATTGGTGGTGGCGACTTTACAGTTTCTACGCTTGGTGCTGTTGCTGGTGGCGCAGGTGGTGATAGTTATTCCCTCTCTGCTGCCGGTGCTCTCTCTGGAGCAAATTCCATCATCGCTGGTACAACCGTTTCTGGTGCTGGAAATGTTGCTGGTCAAAGTCTCAATATTGGTGCTGCCAACAACTTTAAAATTGGTCTTAATGGAGCGGTTTCCAGTTCTACAACAGCGCACTTCGTTGATGGCATAACTGGCAAACTTGTTGCTGTGTCGTCTTCGGTGTCAGGTGCTGGAAATGTTGCTGGACAAAGCCTCAACATTGGTGCTGCTGACAACTTTAAAGTTGGCATCCTTGGTGCGCTTTCCAGTTCTACAACAGCACATTTTGTTGATGGTATAACTGGTAAGCTTGTTGCCGTATCATCTTCGGTGTCAGGTGCTGGTGGCTTTTCTGGCCAAACTCTAGCCTTTGGTGCTAACGGTATTGAGTTTGCTACTTCTATTGCCGGGCTTGTGGCTGGTGGTGCTGGTGGTGATAGTTATTCGCTAGCTGCTAACGGGCAAATCTCTGGTGCAAATGCTGTCCTCGCTGGTACGAACGTTTCTGGTGCTGGGGTTTTGCAAGGTGGAAGCGTTTCTGTCGGTAACGGTGCTGGTACGATCTCGGTCGCAGGTGCCTTCGTCGGATCATCGTTCCAAGGGCAAAGCTTCCAGGGATCAACCCTCAAGGTTAGCTCTGGAAACATTTCTGGAACCGTGGATACCTCAGTGCAGTTTTCAAACACGGGCTCCGCAGGTGGCAACAACTATAAAGCTGCTCTGTTGATTTCCAGTAGTGACATCATCAGCGACTCGAACTCGGTTCCATTTGCGGATCAAATTCCAAGAATGGTCATGCAGGGTACTGGGGAAGATGGTGGACTTGCAGACTTTATGATTTCCATCTCTGGTGGAATGTTGCAAGTTACGCAGTTGACATACGGAAACGCATTGCCTCTGGTAAACTAGTGTTTTAAGTTGTAAATGTTTTATTGAAGAGGGCGGCCTTGTGCCGCTCTTTTCTTTTGCCCGCACCTATTTAAAATAACAACCTACAGAAAGGTTCTTATAGGAAAATAAATAAATGGCTTTTGGCTTAGTACCTGATAGTGGATCGTCTCAGATAAATGGCGAAGTTTTAGGTGGATTAGTAACTGGGACTAATGGAGAGTTTTTGGCTTTGCCTATTTCCTCAACTGTCTTAGGTGGGTTAAGCAACTTAGATACCAACGAATGGAGCCGTTTCTATCTTAGCGACAGTTTTGGCGCTGCTTCTAGTTCGATTATTCAGGCCTTGAATTATTTAAGTGCCTCGATCAAGGATAACGCAGATGCAGACGTTGAGGGTCCTGCATCTTCCAACGACACCGCCATCGCCAGATTCGATGGAACATCAGGAAAAGTAATTCAAAATACTAGTCAGGTTTTAATTAGTGACGCTGGTGCTTTATCAAGCTCAGCAACTGCTCATTTTGTTGATGGTATGACAGGTAAAAACTTAGCTGTCACTGGCGCTATTTCTGGTGCTACTCTTGCTGTTGGTGGGGATGAGTTTACTGTTAGCCAGGTTGGTGCTGTTGCTGGTGGTGCCGGTGGGGATAGTTACTCGCTAGCTGCTAATGGTGCTATCTCCGGAGCAAATGCAATCACCGCTGGCACAAATTTATCTGGTGCTGGAGCCGTCGGAGGCGCTAGTCTTACAGTTGCGGACCTATTCTCAGTAAACAACGCAGGAGTTGTATCTAGCTCAACGGCAACTACGCTTGGCAATCTAATTCTAAATGATGACAGCACGAGTTGCTTAGTATTGTCAGGGTCTATGACAGGCTCCGGCTTGGCCACATTTACGAACACAACAGTAGCTCAAGGGGGTGGATATAGGGCTGCGGTGATTGTTTCAAGTAGTGCAATTTCAACCGCTGCTGACGCCGCAGCAATACCTAAATTAGTTTTGCAAGGAACGGACAACCTGGGTAACTTAAGTGATTTTATGATTAGTGTTTCCGGTGGTATGCTCAGAGCACAGAAATTGACTCCTGGCACATGGCCACTTTAAATACACTAAGGGTAAAAACCTTAACATTAAAATTATCATATTTAAACGCAGAGTGTGAAGAGGTTACCCTCAAGTGTGAAGCCATAGACAAAGACATATGGGGTTTCATTAAAGATAGATACCCAGAAGAATTTGAATTGGCAATAAACGTTGGACCAAGAAAAAACAAAAACCTTATTGATAATGATTCTCAATTAAAATGTCAAAATAAGGATGTAAAAAAGATATACCGTAAAATTGTCGAGGTCTCTCATCCAGATAAATCAGATGGTAAAGAACATTTTTTTAGGCAAGCAACAGAGCACTATAAAACACATAACATCGGTGGACTAATTGAACTGGCTACAGAACTAGGCCTGGAACTTGAAGACCTCTCCGAAGAATCATTAGAACTTTTAAACGAGAATATATTAAGTGCAGAAAAAAGACTTGAGTCCCTTAAGAGTTCAACCGCTTGGTTTTGGTATAACGCAGAAAATGATGATCAAAAAAATGAGCTAGCGTTATTTGTTTTAGAACAAAAAGGTGTTAATATTAATCACCTAAAATCACAGACATAGATCCTCAAAAATTTGCCTTATTTGTAGAAAGACAGTTTCTGAATTTGCTGTGGGTGTATATAATCTGTCCCTCTCTCCTCTTACACAAGCTATAAAAGTATTATGATGTTGTTCAAGGGCAAAAACAAAAAGCTCAAAACCTAAGTTGCTTGCCACATCTGCAATTTCATAGCAAGCCATTGGATCAGAGTGCATTGTTTGCGCTTCCTCATCCGTCATTGTTATAATAACTTTTTGTGCGTCTGGCCTCCACGAAAACGGGTAAGTGTTCATTGACCAATACATTGTGTCAATTGTGGGTTCTTGCCCGGCACTATCAATCATTCTACCTGCTTCTATAACAGAAAGAAACTCATCGGCGGGAACAAAATCAGAAACCATTCTTGCAAGGGAATATGCTGGTCTTAGGTCGTCACCTGCCCTAGCACCCACAACAACCAATCCAAATCGGAATGTACTCGTTATCGGGTCATCTAAAAGCGGAGTTATGCCTTGTATCATTGAGTCTATCTCATCTCTAAAAGAGCCAGATATATCGAGCACAAAAACTAAGTCTACACCACGAGTATCAAACCCTTCGTCAACCTCACCATCACAGTCATTATCTAAGTCGTCACATCTTTCTGAGGTTGGTAAAACTTGTCCATCACAAGGTCCACCAAAATCACCCTCGGTACAATAGCGAACACCTGCTCGACATTCACCTACAGCTAAAGTTCCATTAGGGCCATCATAACATACAACAGCAGTTGCTCCAACTATACTTTCATCTACGGTTCCGTTACAGTTGTTATCAACACCATCACAAATTTCATCAATCGGCCCAACGTGTCCATCACAATATAATCCGCCGTTATCACACCTCATGACGCCAGGTGTACAGATACCAACTCCATAATCTACATCCTCTTGGAACCCACATAGTTGATGTTCCTCGGGATACGACTCATCAATAGCTGCGTCACAGTCATTATCAATCCCATCACAGATCTCCTCTGAAGGACCCTGGGCTCCAGAGCATTCGGACCAGCCATTAATCGTACAAGTTCTTTTTCCATATGAACACTGTCCTGCCCTCTGAGCAATATCGTTAACATCAGCGGAGGGAAAGTCTTGACCATGCTCATCACAGACAAGTTCATCACCAGGGACACACTCAAGTTTTATTAATTTATCATCTTCCACACAAGCCTGACAAGATGCTAAAAAAAGGCTGGCAAAAAATAAAACTTGATGCTTCATTCCATTGTAGCCTCAACACAGGATTCATAAGTCGAATATAATACCATTGATAACAAGGTACTATTGAAAACACGAAACCTAACTTTTGTTAATGGTAGTTCACTCTCTTTGTATGATGCTGTCATAACAATTGGCGGTGACTCATTTTTTTGAGTTGGTAACTTAAAAGCAAACAGTAAAGAGTTACCAGGCCCATTCTGCATTGTCCCGGCTATATAACCATCTTTAATGACCTCTGGTATGCCAATTTGAACTGGTGAGTTGTCGCCCGGCTCGGTTGCTATCCTATTGCTAATATGAACAACCCACTTACAATTATTATGTTGTCCTGGGGTATAAAAACTAGAATTTGAATTGAAAATAGTTTTTTGGGTATCGTTTGCTTTTACATAAAAATACCATGAAACAGATATTGTAAAAGCTAGTATTCCTAACAGTGAAACCTTTGTTCTTATAAACCTAAACATAAGCACCTCTATTGGAGGGGGTCTATATTGATTACCTCTCCTTGGGGAGACAAAATGATGAACGGCATCCGTTTGATCTCTTTAGTAAGTATTTCAGAATTATTAGTTTTTGTTTTCTTTTCAATCCACATTAGGATTTGTTGTTTTTCTTTGACCTCTCCAACATATGACCATTTGCCTTGTATCTTTTCCCATATACTTGGTTCGTTCAAACTTGGCCCTGAGAGCATCAAGATGCTGCTTAACATTACACTCGATAACATATTTTTTGATTCCTTCGTAAAATCAGCTTAATGATTTACTACGGATAATTAGTCCCGTAACAATCTAGTTACTTTACTATGATTAAAAAAACATCACTTTACGTCAAGTTTCTTATAGTTTCTATGTTTTGTTTAACAAGTTGTGTTAGTGGGTGTGCTTCAATCGCAAATAATTCTAAGCCAGAGAAAGAAATTTTACCAAGAGATTCTTTTGTCCAAATAAGGCACTCAATAGAACTAGAAGGCTGCGGACTAGATCCAGTAACTAAAGAGAGAAGATGCCAGAAAGCCGTGATGCGATATGTGTCCTCAGGGTCCTTTGTTTTTCATAGTGAAGTATCACAAGGCGTGTCATATGTTTTAACGGCCGGGCACTCTTGTAAAAATAAGTTTCCAAAAAAGAGAAATATTAATGGGTTTGAAGTGATTAATAACGGATCAAAATTTGTCGCAGTTAGTTTAAACGGATTCAATCACCCTGCCGAAGTAGTTCAAATTAATGAAAGGTTTGACTTGTGTTTGATGCGAGTAAGAGATGTTTTTAGAAATCCGCCAACTTTAAAACTAGCAGATAAAGAACCAACACGAGGTGAAACCGTAACAAATATGGCTGCCCCTCACGGACTGTTTTGGATGAATACAGTCCTAATATTTAAAGGTGAGTTTTCGGGTTACCACAAGCAAGGTTATTCAATCTACACTATTCCAACCAAACCTGGCTCAAGTGGATCACCAATATTAAACAAAGACAATAAGATGATAGGTGTGATCTTTGCAGGATACCCAAATATAGAGACAGTGGCCTTATCATCTCCACTTGTAGCTATAAAAGTCTTCTTAAAGAAAGCGATTGCAAAAGGCGAGATGAAACTCTGGGAAAAAGACAACACTCCAAAAATAGACACCCAGGTGGATCGTCTATGGATCAAGAAAATGCAAACAAAGCTTGATGAAGTTTTTGGTCAGTAAAGTATTTATACTTTGAGGATTTAACATGCCTGGATTTGGTAACAACACACAAGGAGTTCAGGGTGGGGCAGTCTCTCCCACTTCGACAGGATCGGTGCGATTTCCTTTAACACCATTTGCGACAAGAGATGCATTCACTGGAGTATCACATACAGCAGATACTATTAATTTTAAAAACAATGGGACTCCATTGCCTGTGTCTGGTGGTGGTGGTAACGAGGCATCCTGTATTCACGTTGCATCTTTGACTGCCTTAGATGAGGTTTATCTATGGGCGTCAAATAAAGGGGAAGCGGATGCATCATTAACATTGTCGTTTGTTACTGGCGGATATCAGATTGATGGACAAACTGCTCCGGCCAGTGAAGTGATGGAAGCCCTTGTTGGACAGCAGAGAATTGTTACTAATATTAAAGGAAAAGGTGGATTACAATTAGTTTACCCTGGAATACCTCATACAAACAATGATGCAATTTTTGCAATGTCATCAAACAGAAATATGAACATTTGTGGTTTTGTTATGAGAAGATTTAGAGAAACTGCAACAGATCCTAACCAAGGATTTGATGGACAAGAATAATGCCTGGATTTGGAAACAATACACAAGGGGCTGCTGGAGGTGCAATAACACCAACCGCTCAGGGAACGGTAAGATTTTCTTTGTCTCAAGCTACAAGTTCGTTCTTACCTATTGTTATAACCTCTGGAACTACAGCGACTCAAGCGATAGCTATACATTCTAGTTCTTTAACTGCTATGGACGAATTATATTTATGGGCAGTTAACAATGGTGCTTCTGATGCTTTCTTGTCTCTGTCGTTTGACGACGATAGAATTGGAAACAATGAGTTTGCAGCATTTAAACCAGATCCTGTAATCACAAAACTAAGCCCGTCAGGCGGTGCGACTTTGATTTGGCCTGGTATTCCAATATTATCTTTAAATGAAACTAGCCCAACTGTCGTCCATGGCAGTGGTACGGCAGGAAGCAAGATAAGTGTACACGGATATATTATGAGAAGAAACAGAGTGAACGTTACAGATGCAAACCAGGGATACGATGGATCAGAATAATGGCAATACTTGATAGAAGACTAATGGGTCCTGTTAATCAATTCCCGGTCAGCGGGTCTGGTGGTGGTAGTTCAATATCTATAACTAACAATACAGATGGTAACATTTTAACCGCAACTGGTGAAAGTAATAGAGTAGAGGGCTTGACTAATTTTAAGTTTGATGGTGCTCTTACAGCCAGCACAGATTTATACGTTAGTGGATCGGGCAACAACTTGTTTATTAACGGAACGGATGCTACCGGAAGCCTTAAGAGATACTCGGTTGGCATAGAGGGTGGAAGGTTAGTTGTGAGAATGGACCCCGAATAAAATTTTACATACTATTTATAACAAGCGTATGAAGAACTTATTAAACAAAGTAACGAAGAAAATAATTCTAAACGAGGCATTTAACTTTGATGCTCAAGCATCTGTTCAGGCCTTGACCGATATTATATCCTCTATTAGAGTAACAAATAAAAGAGATACCAATCGTTTAAAACTTGCAAAAGAGCATATTCGTGGTATAAAGAGACAGATGAGAACTTTAAATGAAAAGATAGAGTCTTTAGAGCAGGAACTCAACTTACTAAAAGAGGAAAAATAAATGGGCGGTGTAGCAGGGAGTATGTCCCACCTTTATGACAACCCATCTCTAACCTTTTCTAAAATGAAAGATATAATGGCTGCTGCGTCAAACGCAGAGCTTGACGTTGAGGAAAAGACAGATGGCCAAAACCTTTTCCTATCATACTCTGTAAAAGATGGCAAGGCGGTCGGCGCTAGAAACAAAGGCAACCTCCGGAAAGGCGGACTCGATGCCCCGGAGTTGGCCACAAAGTTTGCTGATCGAGGTAATCTGACCAGTGCTTTTGTGGATGGTTTTGACGCTTTTGAAAGAGCGGTTGAAACTTTGTCTCCTAAAGAAAAAATACAAATCTTTGGAGACGACGCTGATGTCTGGTACAACGCTGAGATCATGGACCCAGATAATGCTAATGTCATTTTATATGACTCCAAACTTCTGAAGATTCATGATAGGGGACATTTTAAATTTGACAAAGAAACAGGAGAAAGATCTGGAGAGGATGTCGATCAAAACTTAGCAGTCCTTGACAGTAGTCTGCAAAAAATGCAGAATAAACTGTCTAAAGAAAAATTTTCCTTAGTCAGAAGTGCAGTCGTTCAACTAAACAAATTAGAAGACGATGTTGCCCTTAGGCAAGCGCTTAGAAAATTAGACTCTGTTCTTTCCAGTGAGGGGCTTGGTGATGGTTCTAACGTTGGACAATATGTTTACAAAAGAATTGTTAGCGGATTACAAGACGATCTTCCGGAAGACCTTAGGCACGAAATAACTAGATACCTCCTAAAGCTACCCGGTAATTTAGGACTAAGGGAAATCAAGAAGCAGGCCGGAAAAGATAAATTAGCAGATATTCAAAATATAGTTGCTAGTAAAAGTTTACTGCTCAAACAAGCGATCCAGCCTGTAGAAAACATTGTACATGATTTTTCTGTTGAAATATTGAGGGGTCTAGAAAGCGTTTTCATTGTTGATACTGGGAAAGAAATAGCTCGTCAAAGAGAAGAGTTAGCAAAAGCTGTTGGCGAAATTACCGAGTTGGGTCCTGAAAATCCAAAAGCAATGGAAGTTCTTCAAGTCAACTTGAATAAAATTAAAGACATGAAAAATTTAAGCACTCCGATCGAAGGGATTGTATTTGACTACGATGGGGAAACATATAAGTTTACTGGTAATTTTGCTCCTTTAAACCAAATACTTGGATTATTCAAATACGGAACAGGAACCAAAAAACTTACCAAAGAGTCTATTGACAACACCACTGTGATCACAGAAGTCGAAGGTAAACGAATTGCTTTAGTTCCAGGTGGCTTTAAGCCCCCACACGCTGGGCATTTTGAATTAGCTAAGTTTTTTTCCGACATGAAAGATGTCGATGAAGTTATTGTTGTTGTTTCTACAAAAGCAAGACCTCCGGTAAATGTCAATATGGCAGTTAAGCTGTGGGACATTTATACCAAAGACTTTCCAAAGATTAAAGCTCGGCCCGGAACAACACCTTCTCCTGTTGGCGATGTCTATGAACTTATAGCAGATAATTCTGTGTTTAAAGAGGGGGATGTGGCCCTTTTAGGGAAAAGCGAAAAAGATGCTGATGATGCTCGTTTTGATAGAGCACAATCATATGCTGAGAGAAAAAATCCTGGGGTGACAGTTGAGTCTGTTATAACTCCATTGTTCGCTGGTGGTGTTAGCGGCACACAGATGCGACAATTTTTGTCACTTGGTGAAGAGGGTAAATCTGATTTCCTTAAAAACTTACCCAAGCATCTTTCTGATGAAGAAAAAGAAGAGGCTTACAATATTCTAACCAGACCTAATGAGGGACTGTATGGTTTTATTGATGACACTATAGATGAAATGTCAACAATGGCCGGCGGTGCTGTAGAGATTGGTGTAGGACCTTTTGGCTCTGGTAAACCAAACAAGTATAATCCTTATAGGAAAACAAAAAAACCTAAAGTGCGTAGACCTAAACGACAAAGACGGAGATAATTAGATTATTATGACAACTACTATTAATAGACAGAAAATCGTTGCTGAAGAGTTGATCCGTTCTTATGTTCGGAAAAGAATCAAAGAGAACATAAACAGAAAGCTAATTGCTGAGGATATCATTAGATCTAAGATCAGAACAATGCTATTAGAGGCAGAGGCTGGATCAGATGTTGCTCCATCAGAGTCTACTGGTATTAATGTGCTGGCAGCGCTTCTAGAAAAAATTATTCCTGTTATTGAAGCTGATTATAAGATGTTGACTTCTTCAGAATCACAAAGAGAGTCTTTTAAGAACCACATCATCCAAGCTATCAAAAACTCTTTAAAACCTGTGGATGCTCCTGCTGATATGAATTTGCCAGAGAGTTTTGAGTTTACTTTGGATAAAGCTGACTTACTCAGAGAGAAACTAAAAATAAGTATTGATGGAGATGAAGAAGAAACTGTTGAAGGTGACTTCATTGACATTGAGAAAGGTGAAGACAAAGATGATTTTGTTGCCATCGATGATCAAAATGAAACGGGCAGGAACTTTGCTGCGGCCGCATACAAAAAAGTTGAGAAACAAATTGTTGACTCTTATCTGATGCTAGCAGACGACGAAGACAAAGATGTTTTCTATGAGTACCTGCTGACAAATATGCTTCTGTATTTTGATAAGTTTGAAGATGAGATTGCGGACTCTCTCCCAGATCAATCGACCCCAGAGTATGAAAAAGAAAAGCAAGAAAAGGAAACAGAAGGCACAGAGGATATGGAAGAGCCCAGTGAAGAAGAGGGCGCAGAGACAGAGGCCGAAGAAGAGTTAGAAATATAAACTTAACACTTCACAAATCTTAGCTATAATCAGCATGCCTGCTTTGAAAGCTATCAAAACTTCATTTACTTTTTTTACTTTGTTATTTTTTTTAGCTTTAAAGCTTGACAGCTTTTAGATACTATTGCATAATGTTAACAAATGGGGGTAAACGGTATCGATTGATAAGGAAGTAGAAAAGGTGCAAGGGTGAGGGAAGCGTGGCTCACTAAAAACGCTTATCTAATAATCGCAAACGACGATTTTCAACTAGCACTCGCAGCTTAATAACCTGACGATGTTTGAGGCGGCGGCAGCCAATAAACAGAAAGCCGTATTTTCCATTCGTATGTGCTTTTGGATGTTTTGTCCATAATAAAACATTCTAGTCAAGTGCCCTGTCTGACAATAAAAACAGGCCTAACCTTGTGAATGACCTCTCTATGGAACTAGACAAGACGGGAGTTCGATTCTCCCTACCTCCACCAGCCGCCTTCGGGCGGCTTTTTTATTTGGTGGTAAACTATTTAATGTAATAGGTTTTCCCTAAGGAAATGATATGAACAAAACACTAGTATTGGACACAAACGTTTACTTGACAGAAGTGAACGCACTGTTTTCTTTTGGTAGAAGCGATATCGCTATACCATCAATTATCCTCGATGAAATTGATAAACACAAACATCGGCAAGACACAGCCGGTTATAACGCTAGGATGATGAATAGAATCTTAGACAGCTTACGAAGAAAAGGAAGCTTATACGAGGGTGTAAATCTTGGACGAGGGAAAGGCAAAGTATTTGCAGCGCAGTATGATCCAAGATATATGCCAGCAGGTATGGCCTTGGATGATAGTGACAACAAGATTATAGCTATCGCTCTAAAAATAAAATTAGAGGGTCGAGATGTAGCCGTAATCTCTCGTGATTTAAATATGAGAGTTAAGTGTGATGCTTTTGGCTTAGAGTGTCACGATTACCAGCCGCAGAAAATTATTAGGTCTGTAGAAAAATTATACGATGGTTCTGAAACAATAGAAGTAGAGGATGATTGTATCGATAAATTCTACGCAAACGAAGAGATATACCTAACTGAGGAAGTAACCAAGAGGCTTTATCCTAATCACTTTCTGGTTATGAAGGATTCTAACAACAAATCTGCGATAGCTAGGTACCTTGGAGAGGATCTACCACTTAAAAGAGTTTTTACTTACAAAGATATATGGGGTTTATCTGCCAGAAATAAAGAGCAACAGTTCGCAATGGATTTGCTTTTTGATAAAGAAATTGATATTGTTTCCTTGACAGGTCAAGCAGGAACTGGTAAAACATTGATAGCCACTGCTTGTGGATTAGAACAAGTGTTAAGTAGTACAAGGTCTCAGGGAGGCTATGATAAATTGATCATCACTAGACCTGTACAACCTATGGGTAGAGATATAGGTTTTTTACCAGGAACTCTTGAGGAAAAAATGATGCCTTGGATAGCACCAATCAGAGATAATTTAGAACATTTGTTTGGTGATCGGGCCGCTTTAGATATGCATTTAGATCAAGGCGTAATTGAAATTGAAGCTATGACATATATCCGTGGGCGATCCATAGCTAATGCTTTTATGATAGTTGACGAGGCACAGAACTTAACTCCTCACGAACTTAAGACTATAATAACAAGAGTAGGACACGGTACAAAGTTAATACTAACAGGAGATGTTCAGCAGATTGATAATTCGTATGTTGATGCCGTATCTAATGGATTGACATATGCTGTTGAAAAGTTTAAACAGTATGGTATTTCGGGACACGTCTCATTACTAAAGGGCGAGAGATCTAAATTGGCCACCTTAGCCTCGGAGATATTATGAGAGAGTACATTTCACAAAAGATGAACGAAACACTTTCAGACTTTAACTTTAGAGGTGTTAACGTTGTCTTTGATGATGAATTGCCAGAGAACGTTGATATTGTGTCCGTTCTGAAGTTTATTGAGAAGAACATCCCGAGATACTGCTACTCAGACTTAAAACAGATCAGAGTTGGCGACAGAGAAGAATTTAGAGAACGAGAGATCAGTGCGATTTATCGTGATGATACGCTTTTTATCACCAACAAGCAAAAAAATATGACTGACCTTTTGGACGATATGATACATGAAATCGCACATCACGTCGAGGAGAAATTCCCTGAGGATATTTACGGTGATGGGTTGATTAAAAGGGAGTTCCTGAAAAAAAGAAAACAGTTAGAGTTTGAATTACGCAGCGAGGGGTACTGGACCACTGACTACAATTTTGAGGAAATAAAATTCTCTCGTGAGTTCGATGAATTTTTATACAATAGAGTTGGTAAAAGAATGCTAAACATGGTCACTACGGGCATATTCATTAGGCCATACGGCGCTGTGTCGATAAGAGAATATTTTGCCACTGGATTTGAGTCATACTATTTAAATACAGAGAAAAGAGATTCTCTTTTCGATATCAGCCCTGATTTATACGATAAGATAGATTCTTTAGACAGAAAGTTTAAATACTAAGAAAGCAGGTTACATTGGCTGGAAAACATATTTCTTATTCCGAGTGGCGGAACTGGCACATCTGCCCTCACTACCACAAGCTCACTTACATTGACAAGGTTGCCCAGTTCGAGGGTAATATTTACACTGCTTTTGGGAAAGCCATCCACACTGTTTGTGAATTTACTTTGACTTCCCCCGAGAAGTACAGAGATGCGGGCGCTATCGAGGTATTAGTTAAGGAGCAGTTCCTGAAAGAATTGAAGGCTCTGCCCGCAAGCGCACAACAAGATGCTAAAGCCAATTTCAAACTTAAAGAGTGGCTTGTAAATGGTTTAGATATTATTCCTGACCTTTATCGCTGTCTTGCTGACAAGTTCGGTAAACTTGGTGAGGATTGGGAAGTGCTAGCAGCCGAGGAACAACTCTATGTTCCTATCACAGAATTTACGGAAGCAGAAAAAAAGTTCAAAGGATTTATTGACCTCGTAGTCTACTCCAAGAAGGATGAAAAAATCCACCTGATTGACTGGAAGACTTGCTCGTGGGGTTGGCGTCGTGAAAAAAAGAGCGACAAGATTATGGCGTACCAGCTTGTATTTTACAAACATTTTTATGCTCGTAAGTACGAAGTGGAGCCAAAGGATGTAGATTGTCATTTCGTGCTGCTTAAGAGAACTGCTAAGCCAGGTAACAAGGCCGAGTTTGTCAGAGTAACAGCCGCCAAAAAAAGAACAACAGATGCACTTAACGCCTTAACAAAAGCGTTGCATAATATTAATAAACAGAATTATATCAAGAACCGTACTGCTTGTACAAGTTGCAAAGATCGCTTTGGTGTTTGTGAGTTTTATCAGACGGAATATTGCGCATAGGAGGAAAAACTTTGTCCGACAAGAAAATAAAGGTCCTAACAATTAGTGACCATCCCTTGTTACCTTCTGGGGTGGGATCTCAGACAAAATATGTTATTCAGGCACTATTAAGCACTGGAAAATTTCAAGTGATTTCACTTGGCGGGGCCATCAAGCACCCCAGTTACGAACCAGCAAAAACTACAGAGCACGGAGACGACTGGATCATATTCCCTGTTGATGGGTATGGAACACAGGAGATAATAAGGAACGCTATTACTAGTCACAAGCCAGATATTTTATGGTTTATGACAGATCCAAGGTTTTATGAGTGGTTGTGGGATTTTGAAGATGAAATCAGGGCAGTTGTTCCGATGGTTTATTACCATGTTTGGGATAACTATCCACTGCCTAAGTTTAACAAACCATTTTACATGTCTAACGACGTTATTGCCACAATATCGAAAGTCACGTCTGACATTGTTCAGAACGTCGCCCCAGAAGTTGAGGAGCACTACATTCCGCATGCGGTTAATCCAACTATTTTTAGAAAACATGCAACACCCCAAGAACTTATATCTCTTAATAGTATCCGAAGAGATAATAACTTAGAGGGTAAATTTGTCGCATTTTGGAACAACCGAAATGCAAGAAGGAAAATGAGCGGCTCTGTGGTATGGTGGTGGAAGACTTTTTGTGACGAGGTAGGCCACGATAACGCCTCTCTAATAATGCATACGGACACAAACGATCCCCACGGTCAGCCACTAGAATTTTTAGCTCATGAGTTAGGACTTACCGGGGGTCAAATAACTTTTTCAAAGGACAAGGTTCAACCTGAACATCTAGCCATATATTACAATTTAGCCGACGTAACAATAAATATTGCTGACGCCGAAGGGTTTGGACTTGCGACATTGGAATCGTTGTCTTGTGGAACACCTGTTGTTCTTACAAAAACTGGTGGATTACAAGAGCAAATATCTGACGGCAAGAATGAATTCGGCGTAGGTATTGAACCAACTTCCAGGGCAGTCATAGGATCTCAACAGGTGCCATACATTTATGAGGACAGGATTAACGAGGAAGTTTTTGTTGCTGCCTTAAAAAAGATGTACGATATGCCTAAAGAAGATAGAGCTAAACTGGGTGACCTTGGAGCAGAGCATGTCCGTAAAAATTATAACTTTGAACAATTTAATAAACAATGGACAGATTTGATGTTAAATGTTTATGAGGAGCGTGGTTCCTGGGAGAACAGAAAAAATTATCAAGCGTGGGAGTGTATTGAATTATGATTAAAGTTATATTGAAAGGTCCTATTCTGAGTCGTAGTGGCTACGGCGAACATACGAGATATATGTATAGAGCCTTAGCATCTCGGCCAGATATTTTTGATTTGTACATTCATCCCACTGGATGGGGACAGTCAAGTTGGGTTCTGACCGGCAAAGAAACGAGAGCAGTTGAAAAATGTATTGAAAAAATACACCACTTCAAAGGTACGTTTGATTTGTCCTTGCAAGTATTAATACCCAGCGAATTTGAAAACATAGCCACTAAGAATATTGGAGTTACTGCTGCTGTAGAGACTACGGCTGCTTCAGCACAATGGATTAACAAGGCTAATCATATGGACGCTGTATTTGTAACCTCTGAACACGCAAAAAAATCTCTGGTGACTCCAAACTATTCTGTGAAAGCAGAAGATGGGATGACATATGAAATTATGATGCAAAAACCCGTCGAGGTTATTTCGTACCCGTTTAGAGAATTTGAAAACAACAAGGACACTCACAAGAGAATTGATCTTGAAACAGAATTTAATTTTTACACGTCCGCACAATTTGGACCAAGAAAAAACTTAATGAACACTATTCATTGGTTTGTTCAAGAATTTAAAGACGATGAGGACGTTGGCCTTGTTGTTAAAGCACACCATAAAAACAATAGTCAAATCGATCGTCAAAAGATGATTGTTCAATTATCAGCAGCAGTTCATAGTGTGCCTCATAGAAAGTGTAAAGTCTATTTGCTTCATGGATCGATGGAAGATGACGAGATGAACTCGGTTTATACGCATCCTGACATTCACGCTTACATTACAGCAACACACGGTGAGGGTTTTGGGTTGCCAATATTTGAAGCAGCTTGTAATGGACTCCCAGTAGTTGCTCCGGCTTGGTCAGGACATGTTGATTTTTTATATGACAATGTTAAAAATGAAAAATCAGGACGTGTAAAAAGAACTCCAATGTTTACGAAAGTAAAATATACACTTGGAAAAATACAACAAGAGGCAGTTTGGGATACTGTTCTCAATGCCGAGACCGAGTGGTGTTATCCAGATGAGGCAGCTTTTAAAAAGGCTGTCAGAAGTGTTAAGACTGCTTATATAGCTAAGAAAAAGACAGCAGAGAAATTGCAAGAATCTCTTAGGGAAAGACTAGACCAAGATAAGATGCTTCAATATGTTGTCGATAGAGTCTTGGAGGTCTGTCCGCAAGATTTTGTTGAACTGGAGGGCTTCTTTAATAATCTCTCTGAAGAATTAGAAGTTCATGACTAGGATACATTTTATTGCCGATGTTTTTGCGGAACAACATCTTGGAGGTGGAGAACTAAGCAACCAAGAGTTGATAAAGTTACTAGGGCAAAAAGATAAAGAAGTTATTCAGTGTCTTTCTGCGCAAGTCACCCCAGATTACATCTTGGAAAATAGGGGTGATAAATTCATTGTTGGGAATTTCTTAGGCCTGTCCGAGGACAGCAAGAAATGTTTGATGGACAATTGTAGTTACATAATTTACGAACACGACCACAAGTATTTAATCTCTAGAGATCCGTCTGTGTATGAAAATTATCAGGCACCTGATAGTCATATCATAAATAAAGATTTTTATGAATCATCAGTAGGTGTTATTTGCCAGTCAAAACTTCACAGAGATGTTGTTAAACAAAACTTAAAACTTGATAATATTATCTCAGTTGGTGGCAATCTTTGGGATGATCACACCCTTAATCTTTTACGAAAACTTTGTAACAAGGACAAACGTCAGCGCTACTCAATCTGGGATTCTGTGAATCCGATTAAGAACACTCCAATGACAGTTGCTTACTGCAAAAGAAATGAAATACCTTTTGACTTAGTTGGCTTTCTTCCTTATGATAAGTTTTTAGAGGACATCACTAACAATGATACTTTTATATTTTTGCCTCAAACTTTAGAAACTCTATGTCGAGTAGCTGTTGAGTGTAGAATGGCCGGAATGAAAGTTATCACCAATAAGAAAATCGGAGCCTCAAGCGAAGATTGGTTTAAATTAAAGGGAGAAGAGTTGATAGACTATATGGCAGAAAAGAAACACCAAATATGTCTTAAGGTGGAGGAGTTGTTTGATGAGTCCTAAGTTTACAATTATTATACCCTGTTATAATGCCGAGAACTATATTGAACAATGTGTCAAATCAGCGCTGAATCAAGACTATGAAAACTTTGAAGTTATTGTTGTTGATAATGATAGTGGCGATGATAGTTATGAAATAGTGGAATCCCTCCAGGATGAATATGATTTCTCCCTTGATACAGCACAAAACTTATATCCTTTCTCTTGGTCAGAACCAGTTGAAAAGGCCCTAGAAGAATTTACGGGAGATTACTTTACTATCTTGGGTGCAGACGATTACCTGTCCCCAGATTATGTTTCCAATATTATGAAATATATTCAAGAGTCTGATGAGGAGATCCACTGTTTTCAGAGTGCCCTTAGGACCGTAGATAAAAACGGAGAATTGCAAGGTGGAGAATTATCTCACGATTACAATGACTTAGATGATCTAAAGGAAAAATTACTCGATAGGTGCGTTGTGACCACACCGTCAGTTGTTTTTTCTAGAGAATTATTCCGAAAAGGTTTGACAAAGTGGGACTCTGAAAATTATCTTGGTGCAGCAGATTACGCTTTATATTTCTCACTTGTTGACGAGGGAGTGCATATTCACCTTAACAAAGAGTGGTTAGGATACTACTATAGATGGCACGAAAAGCAGGCCACCTGGGGAATGCAACAACAACCTGTCAATTATGACTTTATGCTACAGAATAAGTGGCGTCAAAAGTGGGAAAATGAAAACTAGAGTTGTAGATTATATTGCCGACAAAATAGTAGAGCTTGGAGTTAGAGATGTGTTTACTCTAACTGGTGGCGGAGCTATGTTTCTTAACGATTGTGTTGCAAAGCATCCACAGTTAGAAGCCATATGTAATCATCATGAACAAGCTTGTGCAATGGGTGCTGTTGGTTACGCTAAATATACTAATGGGTTTGGTGTATCGATGGTCACCACAGGATGTGGCAGCACTAATGCTATCACAGGATTACTGGAAGCTTGGCAAGATAACGTAAAGTGTTTGTTTTTTTCTGGTCAAGTTAATAAATCACAAACAACACACGGATCTAATTTGCCACTCCGACAGCTTGGGGTACAAGAGGCTAATATAATCGATGTGGTAGCGCCGTTGTGCAAATATTCAATTATGATAACTGATGCCAATGATATTAGGTATGAGCTTGAGAAAGCTATACACTTGTGTCAGACGGGCCGCCCAGGTCCTGTGTGGATTGATATTCCTATGGATATACAAGGGGCATATGTTGATATTGATGAGTTAAGGGGGTACAGTGAAACCCCAGAAGTTAAAACTGATGTTACAACTGATGAGATTCTTCAAATTAAACAAATGTTTAACCAAGCAAAGAGGCCAGTTCTTTTGGTTGGTAATGGGGTTAGGTTATCCGGCGCAACAAAAGAACTTAAGCAATTTGTTGAAAAATACAATATACCAACTGTAGCTACTTTTCTTGGCGTTGACTTACTAGAAAGTGACAACCCTCTAATGATAGGTCGAGTTGGGATCAAGGGAAATAGGGCTGCAAATTTTGCAATGCAGAATGCAGACTTGTTAATAACTGTGGGTACAAGACTTGGTGTTCCCGTAACAGGATACAATTATGAGACTTTTGCCAGAGAGGCAAAGATAGTTGTTGTGGACATTGAAAAAGAGGAACACCTAAAAGATACAATCAAAATAGATAAGCTAATCGCTGCTGATGCAAAGAAATTCTTTACCTCCACCGTGCTAGATAAACAAGCGTCAAGACAGTGGGCAATGATTTGTCTGGATTGGAAAAACAAGTGGCGTGTATGTAACCCAGAATGGAATCAAGATAAAGATGGTATTGATCTGTATTACTTTACAGATAAGTTATCCAAGGCAAATAAGAAAGATTCTGTTGTTGTATCTGACGCTGGATCTGCTTATTATGTACCATCTCAATTTTTAGATATAAAAGATCAACAGAGGTACGTTACTTCTGGCGCACAAGCTGATATGGGATTTACAATCCCGGCTGCCATTGGTGTTAGTGTGGCCAAGAACAAAGAAGAGGTTATTGGTATTACCGGTGATGGCTCTTTCCAGACAAATATACAGGAACTTCAAACAATAAAACACTATCAGCTTCCAGTTAAGATATTTGTTTGGAATAACCATGGTTACTTATCAATTCGTACAACGCAAAACAAATTTTTTAAGGGCAGGTTTATAGGGGTTGATCAGGACTCTGGGGTCTCACTGCCGGACATTCAAAAGATAACCGAGGCGTATGGACTTAAGTATTTTAAGATTGAAAACACAAAAGAACTAGAATCAGGCATCAGTCAAGTTCTAGATTATGATGGTCCTGTTGTATGCGAAGTTATGTGCCAAAAATGGCAGGAAGTTGTTCCTACCCTTATATCAACCAAAACCAAAGATGGCAGAATTGTGTCACGGCCTTTTGAGGATATGTATCCGTTGTTAACTCGTGATGAGTTCTATGATAATATGATAATAGATCCTATCAAATATGAGGAGTGATAATGTCTAAGGAAAGAAAAAAAGTAACAATCCTAACTCTTAGGAAAAATAAAAGAGAAAATAAAAAATCAGTTTTTGTAACAGCATACGACTACCCACAAGCAATGTTAGCTCATAGGGCTGGTGTGGATGGGATATTGGTTGGTGACTCACTTGGTATGACCACACTAGGTCACAAAACAACAATTCCAGTTACAATGGATGATATGATTAGGCACGCAGAGGCCGTTGCTAGGGGTGCAAAGGCTCCATTCCTAGTTGGAGATATGCCTTACATGTCTTATCAAGCATCTAATGCTGATGCTGTTCGTAATGCTGGAAGATTTATTAGAGCCGGAATGGACGCTGTAAAGGTAGAAGGAGCAATGGTCGATCGCATCAAAGCCATCGCTGATGCGGGCATCCTAGTGCAAAGCCACCTGGGACTAACTCCTCACACCATGGCAATGCAGGGAGGATATAGAGTCCAGGGAAAAACAGCAAAAAGCACAGAAATAATTCTCAACCAAGCGCTAGAACTTCAGGAAGCAGGTTGTGCGTTTTTGTTACTAGAGGCAATGCCAAGAGAATCAGCGCAGGCAGTAGCAAGAGAATTATCAATACCTGTTTTTGGTATTGGTGCTGGTGATCTTGTCGATGGCCAGTTAGTTATTATGCATGACCTTGTTGGTCTTTTTTGGGACTTCAAATCAAAGTTTGTAAAAAGATATTGTGAAGCCGGTGCTATGATTCAAGATTCTCTAGAGCAATACGCTCAAGAGGTTCGAGATGGGTCATTCCCGTCCGAAGAAAACTTTTACGAAATTAAAGACGAGGAACTGGAAAAAATTACCAATTGGAAATACGAAACTGATCAAGGATTCCCAACGAATCACAGTGCTACGCCTAATACTGTTACACCTAAAAAAGATATATTTGACGGTAAAAAATGAGAGTTCTCATAACTGGACGGAACGGGTTTCTTGCAAGGGAGCTATCCGATCGTCTTGACGATTTTGAGGTAACCTGTGTCGGTCGCCAAGAGGTGGACCTCACTAACTCTCATAATGTTGATTTATTTTTTGAAGATAAAACTTTTGATGCTGTTTTGCACACAGCCATTATTGGTGGACGTCGAGGACAACAAGATGAGTTTAAAGATTTTTCTGACAACGTATCAATGTTCAGTAACTTACTAAGACATAAAGATAAGTTTAACAAGTTTATAAACTTTTGTTCTGGTGCGGCCTTTGGAAGATGTGCTGACATATATGAGTGGCACGAAAACAGAATCCATTCTTGGCTGCCTGGCGGAGGCGACTATTATGGAATGTCAAAAAACATAATTGGACGAGAGTGCAATAAGCTGGATGGTTTTTATAATTTAAGATTGTTTGGATGTTTCGGGTTTCATGAAGCAGAAAAAAGGTTTGTTAAATCAGCTTTGGAAAAAGCATTAGTTGGAGAACCAATAGTTATTCATCAGAATAAAATGATGGACTATATTTCTGCTGAAGATATCTGCACAGTGGTAAGACATTATCTTGTGAGTGATATTAAAAAAGAACTTCAGGACATTAATATTTGCTATGAGGACAAAACCACTCTGAGAGGTATTGCGGTAAAAATTGTAAACTTAACAAAATCAGAATCAGAGATAATAATAGAAGAGCCAGGATTCTCTGTATCATATACAGGCAACGCTGATAAGTTGAAAAGTCTTAATTTAAGCCTGCAAGGAATAGAAAAGGGACTCTTAGCTCTCTTGGAGAAATTAATTGGATAAGCTTCAAAAAATACTTTCACTAGTCGAAGAATATGCTCAAGAAAACCTTTTAGATAAAAGCTGGGAACCTGGACAATGGGTTAATTATTCTGGACCTCATTTTAGCACTGACGAGTTTCGGGCAGCCGTCGAGGCTTTGCTAGGTGGCTGGCTTGTGTTTGGAAAGAAGGCCAGAGTTTTTGAACAAACATTCCCGGAGCACTTAGGTAAAAACTTTGGGATGTTAACAAACTCAGGAAGCTCAGCCAACTTGATAATGACTCAAGCTTTAACTAGTAAAAAAAGCTTTATGAAAAAGTATCATTTACCTAAGGGTAGTAAGATTATCACCCCAGTGGTTTGTTTCCCAACAACCTTGAATCCTATTATACAGACAGGATATGAACCAGTATTTGTAGACGTGGACTTGCCATCTTTGAACTTAAATTTAGATCAGGTAGAAAAAATCCTTGAAGAGGATAGTTCAATCAGAGGTATTGTTTTTGCTCACGTTCTGGGAAATCCTCCTGATATGGATAGGCTTATGCATTTAGTTGATAAGTATAAACTTATTTTCTTGGAGGATTCATGTGATGCCTTGGGTTCTTTTTATGATGATAAAAAACTAGGTTCCTTCGGGCACATGTCAAGCTGTTCATTTTACCCCGCTCATCATATGACTTTGGGAGAGGGCGGATTTGTAGCTACAGATGACCCAAGACTCAGAAGGGCGTTGGCCAGTTTTAGAGACTGGGGTCGTGCTTGTTATTGTAACGAGCAAAAACCTGGAGACGTCACTGCTGGAACAGCTTGCGGCAATAGGTTTAAGCCCTGGCTTAAATACGGCAAAGAAAGAATAAATTATGATCACCGTTATGTGTTCGATGAGATTGGTTTTAACTTGAAGCCGCTAGAGTTACAAGCAGCTATTGGACTAGAACAACTACATAAGCTACCGGAGATGGATTCAGCCAGACGGGAAAACTTTCGATCTTTCACTAAAATATTTTCAAAATACGAGGAGTATTTTATGCTCCCGAGGGCTACAGATAAATCAGATCCAAATTGGTTTGGATATTTGTTGACAGTTAAAGAAGGTAGCGGGTTCAGTCGTGAGCAGTTTGTCCAGCATTTAGAGGACAACAAAATACAGACAAGATCTTATTTTGCAGGGAATTGTTTATATCATCCGGCTTATGTAGAGTTCGCTAGCAAATACGACAATCTTAGGGACGAGTTTCCTAATGCTCACAAGGCCACAGTCGGATCTTTTTTTCTAGGAACCTTTATTGGTATAACAGAGCAAAAATTAAACTATATTGAGGGGGTTGTTGATGAGTTCTTCAAAAACCTATGATATGAAAATTATATGTGTAACTGGATGTTTAGGGTTCATACCTTCTTACTTCGTTGAAAAATGTCTTAAGCGTGGCTGGATGGTGTATGGTATTGATAAGTTGACCTACGCAGCTAACCTGGGTTTCTTAGAAGAGCTTAATAAGTATGATAATTTTAAGTTTGTAAACGCTGATATAAAAGACATAAAAGCAATATGCGACTGTGATTATGTTGTGAACTTTGCTGCCGAATCCCACGTTGGAAATAGTATTATTAACAGTGAGGAATTTATAAACACGAATATTGTCGGCACAAAAAACCTTCTTGATCTTGTGCGGTTCAAGCCAAGAAATTGTGGAACTAGACCCGTGTTCATTCAGATTAGCACTGATGAAGTATATGGTGATATATTAGAGGGGGAACACACAGAAGAGGATTTACTACACCCTAGTAATCCATATTCAGCAGCTAAAGCTGCTGCCGACATGCTTGTTTTAGCTTGGTCTAGAACTTATGATCTAGAATATTTGATAGTTCGGCCTACTAATAATTACGGAATCAGACAATACCCTGAAAAGCTTATACCTCTTGCTGTTAAGAATTTACTACGAGGCAGAAAAATTTCTCTTCACAATAATGGAACACCAATAAGAAACTGGTTACATGCTGATGATACAGCAGAAGCTGTTTTAACTCTTATAGACAACGAGGTTGTTAATGAGATTTACAACGTCTCTGGTGATTTTGAGCAATCAAACGCTGAGACGGTTAGAAAAGTTATACAATCATTTTTTGGAACAGAAGAAAACTGGCAAAGCCATGTTGATTATTCATATGTTAGAAAGGGACAAGACCTAAGGTATTGTCTTGGGGATTCTAAAATTAGAAATCTTGGCTGGACGCCTAAAAAAGAATTTGATAATGAGATAGACTCTATTGTAGATTACTACAAGAATAATTTTATTTGGTAACATATGAAACTAACATTTGATGACATCATAGACAAACATAAAGGAGAGACGTGCGTCATTTCTTTGCACGGCCCAAGCTTGGAGCCTTATATAGAAAAGATCCAAGAACTACAGAGAGATAACAAAATTACCAGATTCTCTGTCAATGAGTGGTTTGATTACTTTGAGGAAAAACCAGACTATTGGGTGGTATCAAATACAGAGTTTAATATAAGGGACTCTATTCTTAATGAGAACATTTGGAAACTTAGAAAATATCCGGTCGATGTTTTCAACACATATAAAGTTCCGTTGTTCTATAATAAGGCGGCGGATCTCACTGACCCCTCTTTTGTGGATGATAATTTAAAGTTTGATTATCTCCCGTATGACAACAAGCACTTCAAGGGGCATGGTTGCATTGAGATACTTAAAAACTTCAAAAATTATTACGAAGAGAACAAAAATTTAAATTTTGAAATGTATGGCAACAACAAGCAAATGTGGCAGTTTCCTGACACAAAAAATGAAAACGTTAACGAGTTTTGTGCCCACGTCCACGCTGGACTAGCAGGCGGTTGGTCAAGGACAGGCCACTGTTGTCATCTTAAGGATGATAATCCAACACTACAAGAGAAACTACAACAATATTCAGGACATGATCGCCATTGTGGAGTTGGACAAACTGTGGGGTTGTTTTGTGTGGCTTTTGCCATATTGATGGGGTTTAAAAAAATATACATTGTAGGGCTTGACTTAGATTATTCTTTGGGGTATGCTGAGGGGTACCCTGAAGACAAAAACTATTATGTCCCTAATGTTGCACAAGTTGGTCACTGGAGATATGTGTACAAAGACTTTTTGACTGATGATATGAAAATTTTACGGGAAAGTGCTGCCCTAAAAGGCACAGAGATTATTAACCTAAACAAAGAAGCATGGTATGATGAATTTACCAAAGGAGATTTAAAGGTATGAGTGTTTTTGTAATTGCAGAAATCGGTATTAACCACAACGGCAGCCTGGATATCGCTAAGCAGCTTATTAGTGAGGCCGCAGCAGCAGGTTGTGATGCAGTTAAGTTCCAAAAAAGAACTATTGAAAAAGTTTATTCAAAGGAGGAGCTTGATAAGCCAAGAGAGAGCCCTTGGGGGACAACAAACAGAGAACAAAAGAATGGATTAGAATTTACCGAATCTGACTATGAGCAGATTGACGCTTACTGCAAAGAAAAGAATATTGAATGGTTCGCATCTGCTTGGGATGTTGATAGTCAAATTTTCATGCGTCGGTTTAATTGTAAATACAATAAAGTTGCGTCGGCTATGCTTACACACAGAGAACTTCTAGAAGAAATTGCATCTGAAAAGAAACATACTTTTATTTCTACTGGAATGAGTACACTTGAACAAATTGATAAGGTAGTTGAAATTTTTAAAAGCCACGACTGCTCTTTTGAACTTATGCATTGTAACAGCACCTACCCGATGCAACTTGAAGATGCAAATCTGCGTGTGATGCACACGCTGCAAGATAGGTACGGTTGTAATGTTGGATACAGTGGCCACGAAACAGGTATTATTATTAGTTGTGCTGCTGTTGCCATTGGTGCCTCATCTTTGGAAAGACACATTACTCTTGACCGAGCGATGTATGGATCAGATCAGTCTGCGTCCTTGGAGATCGTTGGACTTAAAAGAATGATGGATTATGTTAGGGATATCATCGCCTGTATGGGTTCTCCCGAAAAGAAGGTTATGGATACTGAAGTTTCTATCGCTGAGAAGCTACGAAAGGTAGATACTCTGTGAGTAGAATAAATGCCTTAATACCTGCAAGGGGCGGTAGTAAAGGTGTGCCCAAGAAGAATATTAAACTTCTTCACGGTCATCCGCTAATAGCTTATTCGATCATTGCTTGTCAACAATCAAAAATGATCGATAAAGTTATTGTATCTACAGATGATCAAGAAATTGCTAATGTGGCTTTGCAGTACGGGGCAGAAGTTCCATTCTTGAGGCCATCTGAATTAGCTGGCGACCGATCTAGGGACGAGGAAGTGATACAACACTACTTTGATTCTCTAGGCGGGTCTGATATTGCTTATGTCAGGCCTACTACACCTCTAAGAGATCCAGAAGTAATAGACGAAGAGATTAAAAGATATTTTCACACTAAGATACTTGTTTCGACTGGTGTAAGGTCAATGCATAAGTTGCCTGAATCTCCCCACAAGATGTTTCAACTTGATAAGAACGGTTACTGTTGTGGTTTTTTTGAGGACTTCAAGGGAGAAAAAAATTATACAAACTTACCAAGACAAGTGTTTCCAGCAGCCTATCAACCAAATGGTTATTTGGACATTGTAAAGAGAGTTACACTTCAAGATGGTGATGCGTTTGGCGAAACAGTCTTGCCTATAATCACTGATTTTGTTTTGGAGGTTGATACTGAATATGAGTTTGAACTTATAGATTATCATCTGGCCACAAGAGGTCATAAGTTGTTGGATAAATTAAATGAAGCAAAAAGTAAAAACGAATCATAGATCCATAAACGATGGTTACCGTTTAAAACAAAACAAATTACACGACAAACGACACTCTACAGAGACCGAGGCAAACGGACACCAGGTGCCGGTTGTCTGGGATCGTGCATACGACTACAATGTCTTTGATAAGGACGGTAACAAATGGATTGATATGACCTCTGGTATATTTGTTACTAATGCTGGACATGCCAATCCACAAATTAAAAAAGCTATCAAAGATCAGGTTGATGCCGATCTAATATTTGCTTACCAGTATATAACCGAGATAAGACAGGAGTATGTTAACAAGCTTTTAGAAGCCTCTCCTAATCACTTTGAAAAATCGATACTTCTTAACACTGGTTCTGAGGCTACTGATGCAGCCTATCGACTGGTTAAATCTTGGGCAAAAAAGAACAACAAAAAATATATTATAACTTTCAACGGTAGTTATCACGGAAGAGTTCTCGGTTCGGCCTTTATATGTGGGTCCAAGGACGCAACAGAGTGGTCTTCTATGGTAGATGATGATGTGGTGTTTATAGACTTTCCTATAGATCCAGATGCTGAGTTTGATCCTAGCATCCTGCCACCCGCTGATCAGATCGCAGCATTTTTCCTAGAGACGTACCAAGGTTGGGCTGCTTGGATGTATCCACCTCAATATATTCAAGCTCTTTACAAGTTTGCAAGAGACAACGGAGCACTTGTTTGTTTTGATGAGGTCCAGTCAGGGTTCTATAGGATGGGTGAGTTGTATGGATACATGACCTATGGTGACAACATTGAGCCAGATCTTATTTGTCTTGGAAAAGGAATATCATCGTCAATTCCTATGTCAGCTATACTTGGCACAAAAGAAATTATTGATGTTGATCTAAATGCTAATCTAAGTGGTACACATGCTGGAAATACTTTGGGGTGTGCAGCCTGTTTAGCAAACATAAAATTCTTAACAGATAAAAAGTTTCAAAAGGAACTTAACAAAAGAATACAGGTTTTTGAAAAGAGAAGTCACAAACTTCTAGACTATGATTGTGTCACTAATGTTAACGCTAGGGGTATGGTGGCCGGTATTGTTTTTGACACAACAGAAAGAACAAATAAAATTGTTACTGATTGTATTGAAAATGGAGTCCTGCCGGTCTGTACTTTTAGAGAGTCAATAAAATTAGGACCGCCACTAACTTTACCCATTGAAGCTATTGACGAAGCTTTTGACGTAATAGAGCAATGTATCAATAAGAACATATAGTTATGTTAAATATTAGACACACTGGAATAGTTGTAACAGATATGCAGAAGTCCATAGACTTCTACGAGAGTCTGGGGTTTGAGATAAAAAAAGATATGATAGAGTCTGGTCCTTATATTGATAGTTTACTTTCTATAGATGGTGGCGAGGTCAACACAGTTAAAATGAGTTTGAGGGATGGGGGTATGGTGGAACTTCTTCATTTTAAGAACCATCAAGAGGAACCGACACCTGGTAGTTTAACTAATATTGGTTGCACTCATTTTGCCATGACTGTTGACAATCTGGAAGAAACATATAATAATCTTGTAATATCGGGGGTTGAGTTTGTTAGCGAGCCACAGTTTTCACCAGATGGCTTTGCGAGAGTTGTGTTTTGTAAGGACCCCGATGGAACTTTTATAGAGTTAGTAGAGGAAGTTTGATGAAACTTGGAATGATACAAGGACGGTTGCTTAGGCCGGAGGACGGTGGTATTCAGGAATTTCCATCTTGTTGGAAAGAGGAATTTGATAGAGCAAAAAGCTTAGGTCTTAATCACATTGAATGGATTGTAACAACTAGATCTTTCAGTTATAATGCGATTTTTTCTAAGGACTGTTCTGAGTTTCCAATCAGTTCCTTGTGTGCCGATAATCTTGTTGACGATAGATTCACTCAGAGTGATTTCTTGCGTGATAATTTAGATCCAATTTGCAAAGCTGCTATTGACAATAGTGTCATGTGGGTTACTGTACCGCTACTAGAGAAGAGTGCTATACACGACGCACAAAAAAGACAAGCGTTCAAGCAGGAGATATTAAAGTATGCCGAAAGATATCCAAGGTTAAATTTTTCGTTCGAGGCCGAAACCACAGCAGAGAATGTTTTGGATATAGTCAAGGAGAATAAGAATTTTTGGATCACTTATGACACAGGGAATATAACCTCTGAAAGAATTGATCACAAGGATTACATCCAAAAAACACACAACAGGATAAGCAATGTGCATTTGAAGGATAGGACATTTGATGCTAAAACTGTTATACCTTTGAGCGGTGATACTCCCTTTGATGACATTTTTAACACTTTGTCAACCGTAAACTATAATAACCTATACACTATGCAGACTGCTCGTGGTGTTACGGGCTCTGAATTAATGACTATGAAACAACATAAGAATATTTTTGAAAGGATTTATCATGCAGCGAACCCCTGATTTATTTGACTTGTCCGGTAAAACAGCGCTAATCACTGGCGCTGGCGGATTGCTGGGACCTAAACACGCAGAGGCTCTTATTGAGTGTGGCGCACAGGTGATCATCACAGATCACCACGAGGATCGTGCTGTTGCCCGTGCAGAAGAATTGAATGAAAAGTATGGCAAACTTGTGGCCACGTCGCATCGGATGGACGTAACTAATAAGTTAGAAATCGAAAATGTTTTTTCTAAGTACGATACGATTGATATCTTAATTAACAATGCTGCTAAGGACCCAAAAGTAAAAAAAGATGGTGGACTTAAACCAGACTCTAGATTTGAAACTATGTCCGAGGAATACTGGTCGGAGGGCATTGATGCCGCCGTTAATGGAACTTTTTTATGCTCCCAGGTTGCCGCAAATAAAATGCTGCAAAACGATACGCCTGGTGTTATCCTAAACATATCATCAGATCTTGGTGTAATTGCTCCAGACCAGAGGATCTATAGAAAGCCGGGAGTAGAGGAGGACATGCAAAATGTTAAGCCCATTACTTATTCGGCAGCCAAATGGGCAATCGTTGGTATGACAAAGTATTTGGCCGTTTACTTTGCGAACAAGAATATTCGTGTAAACTGCTTAAGTCCAACCGGCGTGTTCAACAACCATCCAGAGGAGTTTGTTAAAAAGCTTTCTGGAATTATTCCAATGGGACGAATGGCTCACATTGACGAGTACAAAGGTGCTATTGCATTTTTGTGTTCTGATGCTAGCACATATATGACTGGCGAAAACATGGTTATTGATGGGGGCAAAACAGTATGGTAAACAAAGTTTCACTAGATATGAAACACGTTGACAAAGGATGGGGCTTTGAACGTTGGATTGTTAATAAAGAAGAATATTGTGGCAAGTTACTATTCTTTAATAAAGATAAAAGATGTTCTTGGCATTACCATAAAATAAAAGATGAAGTTTTTTATTTGCAGTCTGGTAAAATGATTGTAAAGTATGGAGACACAGATAGTCTCGAAGAGGCCAATGAGATAGTCCTTAACCCAGGAGACAACTTCTATGTTTATGTGGGACTAAGACATCAAATGATAGCGTTAGAAGATTCAGAATTGTTTGAGTTTTCAACACAGCATTTTGATAGTGATAGTTATAGGGTGGTAAAAGGTGACTAAGAAAATAAAAGTAAATCTATTTGATAGTTTAGCTCCTGATTTTTATGATGAGTATTGGGGCTTTCATAATTTTTCAAGCGAGTTTGAACCCACCAAGGTTGAGTGGCTAAAACAAAATATTGGGATGGGTTATCCTGAGTTTGATGGTATTACAGTATTCACAGATAAAAACATAGTTGACCCTTGGGTTGACAAAGTTAAATCAAAATACAAGGTTGCCTTTCTTGTTGAGTGTCGTGGTGTACACGACTGGGCCTACGAACAAATAAAGCGAGTTGAACATAAATTTGATCGTATCTTTACTTTTGATGAAGAGTTGTTAGCAAGAAGTGATAAGTATGTGAAAAATCTGATTGGAACGTCAAGAGTTTCAAATGAGGATGCCGGTATTCATGCAAAAAGTAAAATGCTATCAATGATCGCCTCCAAACAAGTTTTAACTCGTGGTCACAGATTGAGACACAAGGTAGCAGACGCCATTAAAGGAAGGTATGAAGTTGATATGTGGGGAGGGGGATATAGACCCTTTGGAAAAAGTATATCTGGTAGGACCGCTGGGGCTATTAGAGAGGGAAAAAACGAACCTTTACAGGATTACAGATTCAGTATTACGATTATGAATTCAAGCGAAAATAACTATTTCACAGAAACTTTAGTAGATGTCTTTCGTCAAGGTACTATTCCAATTTTTTGGGGTTGTCCAAATATCGCAGAGTATTTTAATAAAGATGGTATCTTGCATTTTAACACAGGACAAGAACTATTTGACATACTAGACAATATCTCAGAGGATCTCTACGAAAGCAAGCTTGAAGCAGTTAGGGAAAACTATGAACTAGCCAAACAATATGTCTCAATGGATGACACTTTCGCTACAAACTTAATAAACGAATTTCCGGAGCTACTAGATGACTAGAAAATATTTACCAACACTTTCAGAGTTGATTGATAGATTATCTATCGCTCAACTTAAGGAGGTGTTTATCACTGATCACAAAGAAGAGTATGCGCAAGAGATTAAAGATATCGTTCACGATATAGACTTGTGCCTAAAAGAGACAAAACATCTAAACGCAGAAGTTATTAGAGCCGTGGTCGTGTTATCTCAGATGAATCTTCACATTTGGCACAATGAATCAAATTATAGAAAAGGCATAAAGGACGGCAATAACTTGGAATTAACTCATGGTCTTAACGGTATCCGCAATACGGCCAAGAATAAAATTCAAGAGATTGCCGGTGGGCGAAAAGACTACAAAATAGATTGTCTGGCTGCGGAGTTCAAGGACTGGGATATTAGCTGGTAACAATGTTTTTCCCAGAGGTTAAGATTTTTGAAGCTGATATGTTTAGGGAATATCGTGGAGATATTTGGACAACGTATAAGAAAAAAACATTCCCAGTAGACTTAGATTTTGTACACGACAAGTTCTCATCCTCCAGGAGAAACGTAATCCGAGGAATACATGGAGACTATAAAACTTGGAAACTAGTAAGTTGTCTGCAAGGTGAACTGTATTTCGTTGTAGTTGATAACAGAAAAGAATCACAAAATTACCTTAAGTGGGATTGTATGATGCTTGATGACAAAGACCGTAGACAGGTTTTGTTACCCCCTGGGTTTGGAAATGGATTTTGTGTGATGAGCGACTCTGCTGTATTTAGTTACAAGTTGGCCTATGAAGGTGAATACTCGGACGTCGATCAGCAATTTACCTTAAAATGGAATGATACTCATGTTAACATAAACTGGCCAATAGATAGCCCAATATTACAAGCGAGAGATAAATGAATATACCTGACCACCTAGAAAAAGTTAGAGAGGTATCTTTAACCCCCCAGGAGTTGATTGATTTTGAAACAAAAGTCAAAGAAACATATGAGGCTGGAAAAATTAAAGGACCAATCCATCTAGCCAAGAATAATGAAAATGAACTGATAGAAATATTCCAGTACATAAGCCCCGATGATTGGGTTTTTGTTCCCTGGAGAAATCACTATCACGCTCTTTTGCACGGCGTTGACCCTGACAAATTGTTTAATTCAATTGTAGAAGGTAGAAGTATGGGCACAAATAATTTAAAGCCAAACTTTTATGCCTCCTCGATTGTTGGTGGTATCATACCTCTTGCACTGGGGGTTGCTTTGGGGATCAAACAGAGAGGTAAAAACAATCGTGTTTGGTGTTTTGTTGGTGACATGACTATGGAGACTGGTGTGTTCCATGAGGCTTACAAATATAGTAAGAACTTTGATCTACCCATCCAGTGGGTTGTTGAGGATAATGATATGAGTGTTCACACCCCAACCGATATGGCCTGGGGTAAAAAACAAGAGGTACCTGATGGTGTAATTTATTATAGATATGAAATGGAATATCCTCATCACGGAACAGGAAAGTGGGTAAATTTTTAATGAAATATAAAAGCGAACTTATCAGATCTATGAACTGGCTTGCTAAGAAGAGAGATACAGTGTTTCTTGGGCAAGCTTGTAAAGTTAGTGGTCACGCTATTTCTAGCACCTTGGTAGAAGTTCCTGATGAAAAAAGAATTGAACTACCTGTATTTGAGGAAACTCAAATGGGCATCTCAACAGGTATGGCTCTGGAAGGGTATGTGCCAATTACAATGTATCCTCGATTTGATTTTTTTATTCTAGCTTGCAATCAATTAGTGAATCATCTTGATAAAATGAGAGATATGTCAAAAGGGGAAATGACTCCTCGTGTTATTATAAGAGTAGCTGTCGGAACAAAGAATCCTATTGATGCGGGACCGCAGCATACTCAAGATCACACAGAGGCTTTTCGCAGAATGTTAACCGAAGTGAACGTTGTGGATCTTTTTGAGCCAGAGGATATCTTCGCAGCTTTTAAAGAGGCATATGAGAGGCCTGATTCAAAATCAACACTATTAATTGAACACGGAGAATTTTATGGGACAAAATAGTTTTTCTTGGCCTTTGATAAATGATAATATAACAGAGGAAGATAAGGCTGCTTTGATTAAGTGGTTGCAAGAACCTAACGTTAGATTTACTCAATCAAAGTATGTAAAAAAATTTGAACAAGCTTGGTCTGAATGGCTTGGAGTTAAATATACAGTCTTTGTAAACTCTGGTGCGTCTGCCAACTACATTATGACTTCAATTATGAAGGAGCTTAAAGGTGGCGGCGAAGTGATTGTACCGCCAATTGGCTGGGTCTCTGATATAGCTCCAGTGGTCAATCTTGGGATGACTCCTGTTTTTGTGGATGTTGATCCTGAGAGTTTGGCCATTACTGCTGAGAACATTGAAAATGCAATCACAGACAAGACAGTTGGGATTGTGTTAGTTCATGCATTGGGGTTCAATGGCTTGACTGACAAACTTGTAGAACTCGCAGAAAAACACAACCTAATTTTGATTGAGGATTGCTGCGAGTCTCACGGCGCTACGTTCGATGGACAAAAGATTGGAACTGTTGGCGATATGTCAAATTTTTCTTTCTACTTTGGACACCATATCACAACAGTCGAAGGTGGGGTTGTTTGCACAAACGATAAGAATATCTATGAGCTAGCGAAGATGTTTAGGTCACACGGAATGATTAGGGAAGCTGGGGATGAGGTATATGATGCATACACAGAAAAATATCCAGACTTAAACCCACTGTTTCTTTTTGCCGTCCCTGGATATAATCTAAGGAATACAGAGTTCAATGCTGTGTTGGGACTTGAGCAATTAGGAAGGTTAGATAGAGCAGCTACGATTAGGGCAGAAAATTTTAAGACCTGGATTGATAACTTAGATACTAACAAGTTTCAAACAAGTTATCTTGAAGAAGGTAACAGTAGCTTTGCACTGCCACTAATTCTGAGAGAAAAAGATAAAGATTTGTTTGAAAGAGTCTGTTCTGTTTTGCGGCAAGAAAGAGTAGAGTATCGCATTGGAACCGCTGGCGGTGGCAACCAAGCTAGGCAACCTTATCTAGAAAAGTACGATCATAGGATTGTGGGTAACCTAGAGATCTCAGATCACATACATGATTTTGGACTTTACATTGGTAACCATACCGAACTTGAAAAAGAAACTATTATTAAATTGTGTGAGGTTATAAATGACTGTTGATTTTAAAAACCAAAGTGTTTTAGTTACTGGCGGGACTGGGATGATAGGCCGCCAACTTGTTGATCTGTTGGTAGAGAGAGGAGCTAAGGTATATGTTGTATCTCTTGACCCTCCGAGGGGACTGCCTGAGGGTGTGATGTACAAGCTTGCAGATCTTACAGACTTCTCTGCTTGTCAGGAAGTTTGTGAAGGCATGGATTATGTTTTCAATTTGGTGGGCGTTAAGGGTTCCCCAAAGATGTGCAAGGAACAGCCAGCAGACTTTATGGTTCCGATGCTCCAGTTCAATACCAATATGATGGAAGCAGCAAGGCGTGCAGGAGTAAAGTGGTATTTGTACACTAGTAGTGTGGGTGTTTATCATCCAGCGGAGGTTTTTAAAGAAGATGATGTTTGGTCAACTTTTCCGTCGGACAACGATAGGTTTGCTGGCTGGGCGAAAAGAATTGGAGAACTGCAAGCAGAAGCGTATAGTATCCAGTATGGTTGGGATTGTGTTTCGATCGTAAGGCCCGCAAACGTTTACGGACCATATGATAACTTTGACCCAGAGAATGCAATGGTCATCCCTTCGCTGATTCGCAAAGCGTTTGAAAATGATAAACTGGAAGTTTGGGGAGATGGCTCTCCGATTAGAGATTTTATCCACTCCAGAGATGTAGCCTTGGGTATGCTTCACATGGTAGACAACAAAGTGACAAAACCTGTCAACCTTGGTAGCGGTGAAGGGATCGCAATTAAGCAGATTGTGGATATCGTTGTTGACAAATGTCCTAAGGATCTTGATGTAGTCTGGCAAACAGACAAGCCAACTGGCGACAAAAAAAGAATCCTTGATTCTTCCCGTGCAAAAGAAGTAGGGTTTCAGACAACAATCAGCCTCGAAGAGGGTATTCAGGAAACGATCGAATGGTTTGAAGAAAACAGGAGTATGATTGATGACAGGCATAATGCCTTTAGGAAATAGTGTACTTGTTACAGGTGGTAACAGTGGCCTTGGTAAATACATTGCATCCAACATTAATTGTGTTGCGCTAACCAGAGAAAACGCTGAATCTGTCTTTAAAAGACACAACCACTTTGACTTGATTATACACTGTGCGTTTAATGCCTCAAAGAAAACCAATGATTACTACAAAGTTTTACAAGACAATATTTTCTTAACAAAGCGTTTGTGTTCATTGTCTCACAACAAATTTGTATTCTTATCGTCAATTGATGTTTACCGAGAAGAGGATAGTCTTTATAAAACAACAAAATTAATGGCAGAGTCTATTGTTAAAGAAGAAGCGACAAACCCATTAATTGTTCGGACAAGTGCCATTGTTGGCCCAACAATGAGAACTAATAGTCTCTTAAGAATACTGGATGACGATAGTCCGGACTTATCCTTGTCTGAAAATTCAACGTTTAACTATGTTCTACAAAGTGATATACTGTCTATGATACAGGTGTCTGCAAAGAACAAATACTCTGGTATTATAGACTTTGTGGCATCAAAAAATATAAGACTTAAAGACCTGGCAACTCATTTTTCTAAGACTGTAAATTTTGGAGACTACTTTTATGAAACACCTATTATATCAAACAGGCATCTTCAAGAAAAATTCCCAACAGCTTGGTATACATCACTAGGAAATATTGAAAGATTTATGAAGGAAAGAACCAAATGAAAAAAATTCTTTTGTGCGGTGCCACTGGGTTTATTGGTAAGAACTTGTTAGAGCACTTCTCCAGCAGAGGGAATTATAGTATTCGAGCGATATATCACAATAAACTTCCAGACATTGAGCCGAGCGAACATCCTAATGTTGAGTTTATTTTTGCTGATTTAAACAATAAGGAAGATGTAGACAGAGTAATGGAGGGCGTAAACATTGTTCTCCAGTTTGCAGCCACAACTTCTGGGGCCAAAGATATTACAACAAAGCCGTTCATTCACGTTACAGATAATGCAGTTATGAACTCTTTGTTGTTACGATCTGCCTATGAGAATAATGTTGAACATTTTGTTTTCCCGAGTTGCACGGTGATGTACCAGCCGAGTGAAGAGGCTCTATCTGAGGACGATTTCTCTGGAGAAGACGAAATATACCCAAAATACTTTGGTGTGGGTAATACAAAAGTTTATATTGAAAAGATGTGCGACTTCTACTCTAGGCTTGGAAGAACAAAACACACAGTTATTAGACACTCTAATATATACGGACCTCATGACAAGTACGATCTTGAGCGCAGTCATGTCTTTGGCGCAACCGTAACTAAAGTTATGACTGCAAAAGATAAAGTTGTTATGTGGGGGACCGGAGAGGAAAAGAGAGATCTTCTACACGTTGATGATTTGTGCAGGTTTGTTGAATTAGCTTTAAAGAACCAGAAGAAAGAATATGAGTTATTCAACGTTGGCCTGGGTCAAGCGGTTCCGGTTCGTGACCTTGTTCAGAAAATTATCAACGCTTCAGGTAAGAGGCTAAAGATTGAATCAGATTTAACTAAACCAACTATTAAAACTAGTTTATACTTGGATTGGAAAAAAGCGTTTACTACGTTAGGTTGGTGCCCCGAGATAACTCTTGATAAGGGGATAGAGAAAACTTTGAAGTGGTATAAGGAAAATATAGATGTCTAAAAATGTCTTTATCACTGGTGTTACGGGAATGGTCGGCTCTCACTTAGCCGACTTTCTTTTAGAGAATACAGATTGGAAAATTTATGGGTTCTGTAGGTGGAATGATAATTTTGAAAATATACAGCACTTATTTCCAAGAATAAACACAAAAGACAGGGTGCAGTTAATTTATGGTGACTTAAATGATTTCCCGTCTCTCATGACCGCTGTTGAGGAGTCAGCGCCTGATTATGTTTTTCACCTAGCGGCCCAGAGTTATCCTCAGACTAGTTTTGTGGCTCCTTTGGAGACTCTTGAGACAAATATCCTTGGCACTGCAAAACTTTTGGAAGCCATTAATAAATCACCGTATGATCCTGTGATACATGTATGCGCTAGTTCTGAGGTCTTTGGAAGGGTGCCAAAAGAATATTTACCAATTAATGAAGAGGTCACGTTTCACCCCGCCTCTCCATATGCTATTTCTAAAGTGGGGACTGACCTAATCGGTAGGTACTATGCCGAAGCTTATGGTATGACTGTGATGACAACAAGGATGTTTACTCACACAGGACCAAGAAGAGGTGATGTTTTTGCAGAGTCAACTTTTGCAAAACAGATTGCTATGATTGAGTCTGGAAAACTCCCTCCTGTTATCAAGGTTGGAAATTTACAGTCACTAAGAACTTGGTCTGATGTCCGAGATGCGGTTAGAGCGTATTATTTGCTTGTAACTCACAACCCAACAGCCGGAGAGTATTATAATATTGGCGGCACTTACAGTTGTACAGTGGAGGATATGTTAAATTATCTCATCAGCCAATCAACAGTTAAGAATATAAAAGTTGAAACGGACCCCGAGAGGCTCCGACCAATTGATGCAGATTTGCAGGTCCCTGATACGGCCAAGTTTAAAAGCCACACTGGATGGGAACCAACGATACCTTTTGAGGAAACAATGACTGACTTACTGAACTACTGGAGAGAAAAGGTTCAGGGCGACAGGGAGTTCCTATCTAGATAATGTCTTCTAAAGTTTTAGTCATAGGCGAAAGCTGCAAGGATGTTTTTAATTACGGTAACTGTGATCGCTTGTGTCCTGACGCCCCGGTTCCTGTTTTCAACGGGACGGCAACTACAGTATCCGACGGCATGGCAATGAATGTCTTACACAACATTAAATCACTTGGAGTTGAGTGTGACATTATAACTAATAGCAATTGGCAACTGATTAAAAAAAGTAGGTACATTGATAACAAAACAAACCAGATGCTTTTACGAATTGATGAAAACGATGAGGTGATAGACGAGCTTGACCTGTCTTTACTTGAAAAGAATATAAAAAACTACGGTGCGGTTATTATATCTGATTATTGCAAGGGATATCTCTCTGAAGAAATTATGGCAAAGATATCTAAAATGCACGATAAGGTTTTTTTAGATACCAAAAAACTATTAGGCGATTGGTGTGACGATATGGCATACATCAAGATAAACTATTATGAGCATGCCAGAACCAAACATCTACTAAAGAAAAGTTTATACGATCAGCTTATAATAACTCTTGGCTCCAATGGGTGTGAACACCGTGGCAAAACTTATCCCGTAGAGAAGGTAGAGATAAAAGACTCTTCAGGCGCTGGCGATACATTTATAGCAGGACTTGTGGCCGAGTATTTGAAAAATTATAGCATAGATGATGCAATACATTTTGCTAACCAATGTGCCACAAAAGTTGTTCAAAAGCGAGGTGTAAGTATAGTATGAAGATTGTGTGGACAAATGGTTGTTTTGATGTTTTGCATCGTGGACATATTGAATTGTTTAAATATGCGAGATCATTAGGCGATAAACTTATTGTTGGTCTTGATACAGATGAGAAAGTCAAAGCTGCTAAGGGCGATGATCGGCCATTTAACACTCTAGAAGATAGAGAGTTTTTAGTAAGATCGATAAGATATGTTGATGATACAATTTCATTTTCATCAAAAAGTGATTTAGAAAGCTTAATAAAATCCATAAAGCCTGATATTCTTGTTGTAGGATCAGATTGGGAAGGAAAATATGTCGTTGGCTCACAATATGCAAAAGAACTAAAGTTTTTTGATCGTATTGGTGAATATTCAACGACTAAAGTTTTAAAAAATGCTAATCTACGTTGACATAGACGATACAATTTGCACTTACGAGGGAGAGCGTCACTATCCAGACGCCATCCCAATTATGGAAAGAATACAAAAAATTAATGACCTTTATGACGAAGGTCATCAAATAGTTTATTGGACAGCTAGGGGTGGCACTACAGGGATTGACTGGACGGAGCTAACCAACCAACAATTGAAAGATTGGGGTGTGAAGTGCCATGAGATTAAGATGTGGAAGCCACCTTACGATTTGTTCATATGCGATAAAGCCATAAACACTTTAGAATATTTTAAGGAGAAAAAAAGTGAAATTATCTAATCAAGCAATCGGGGCATTATTGATGACGTTGCAAAAATGCTTGGCCGAAGAATCAGATATTACTGAGTTGTTGTCTGACTGGAACTTGTCGGTTCAAAAGGGCGAGATTTGGGTTGATAACCCACCTGGCGTTTACATGGCAGACGATAAAGAAAATAAGTTTGAAACAGAGTAAATGCCAACTTATGTTTACAAATGCAATGCTTGCGAGTCGGTGTTTGAATATTTTCACTCTTATAGAGTCAAAAAGACCACTTGCGAAAAATGTGGTAAGGAAGCTTTGCAAAAATTGTTAAATACACCTATAAACATTGCAAAAAGACCGCAGGTGCAAAGCAAAGCACCCGGCGAAGTAATTAAAGATACTATTGAGGAAACTAAAAAAGAGATGGACAAAGATAAAGAAAGACTAAGGAGACGGACAGAATAAATGTTTTCCTGGTTTCTTGTGCTTCTGTTCGTGTCTGTTTCCTTGTTCCTAGCTTGGTATGTTAGGGAATTATTAAAAAGGTTCAGATTCTTATCTGACAACAGTTTTGTTCTAAGAGAAAAAGTTGAGAGGTACGGGCAGCATTTACAGAGTGTTTATGAATTGCCTACTTTTTATGGCGACGAAACCATAAAGGGTCTTATGGCACATACGCAAGCTTTGGTACAAGATTTACAAGAGCTTGAAGAAGTATTCTTTCTAACTGATATAGAAGAGGAGGAGTACAATGCCGAAGAAGAAGAAAGCTAACTATTATTTTACCTCAGAGACCGAAGAGGCCATCATTGACTACACGAGGACTGAATGCAAACAGGTTCGTGAGGATCTTTACAGATACAAGATACAGCCAGCTTTTGATGAGTTAGTTGACAAGATTGTGTATACATATAAATTTACGTCCCTTGAAAACATAGATGTTTTAAAAGATGATTGCAAGATCTGGCTGACTACGATTTTAGGAAAATTTGATTCGTCAAAAGGAACAAAAGCATTTTCATATTTTTCTGTTGTCACAAAGAATTGGTTCACGCACAAAGCAAAGAAACAAACTCAACGCAACAAAAGAGAAATAAACTATGATGATCTTGTAAAAGAAATAGAAGTTGTTAGCGCAAACGAAAGAAAAACTTTTGAAGAGAAGCAAGAAGATGCTGAGTTTTGGATGCACTTGCTGACAGAGATAAAAAGCTGGGATAGGCCAAACCTTAGGGATAACGAAAAATGCGTTCTTAATGCGGTTCTAACTTTGATGGAAAGCATTGACCAAATAGAAATCTTCAACAAAAAAGCGATCTACTTGTACCTTAGGGAAATTACAGGGCTTAACACAAAACAGATTGTTAGTTGCCTAAACAAGATGAGAGAAAAATACGGTACCTTCAAGAAAAAATGGGACAACGGAGAAATATAATAAGGACCTACTTACAATAAGCGGAGGTGTTGTTTATGAAAAAGGATCTAGATTCTCTGATAGAGCAAGCTTTAGATAACATTAAAAACGACAGGCAAATAACAGAAACTCTGTTGTTAGAATTACAAGAGTATATGGGTGTCCCTGGTAACCAAGATAGATACTCAGATTCTGGTCCTGTGGCCGCTAAATTTGTTGAGACCTTGCAACGAAGCAATGAACAATTAGTAAAGCTTGCAACACTTGTCCAAAAGAAAGATGCTGCCTCAGCACAGGAAGGTTTAACCGACCTTGATCGGGAAAATATTTTTAAAATGATCAAGGAGGATTAAAATGTCTAGCAGTAAGCGAGCCGTCGCAGATACTAATTCCGCAAAGGTATCTACTCCACAGCAACACAAGCTTAATCGCCCCTATGCCCCTAGTAGAGAGGGGTTTATGGATACCCTTCAGGATGTGTTCTTCAAAGATCTTTCGGTTACCGCCAATGAAAATATGGACAAAAAATCTCACCTTGCAACGGTTTATAGAGTTGATAAGGAGGCAGGATTTTTTGATTTCTTTTTTGGCAGTGATGTCGTGAGAGTGAGAGCTAGGATTGATGAGCCAGATAATCTACACAGCACGCTAAGAATCCCAAAGAATTTCAAAGATGAGGCCGCAATCAACTTGCTTGTTGAATTTGAGGGGAGCATTGAAGAGCTTAAAGGGGAACCAAAATTAGGCGACACGATTGAGGTTGATTTTTATAACAAAAACCACGTTACTAAGACGCATGGCAATGGTAGAATTTTAAAAATACTGCCGACCAGCAAAGTGGCCGGAGTCAACGACACATCACTGTCAGACCTAGACACTGGACAAACACCTAATCTATTTAAGCCAACAAGAGATGAGTGTGATGCGAATGTAAAGACAGGGGCCGCTACCGGAGCAACTTTGGTTGGTGAGAACAAAGCAGCAACAGTTAGCGAAAGAAATCCAAGAAAGCTTAACTCGCCAACAGAGGATTCGACTCCTGCGATTGCTAATTCTAGGAAGCCAGAACAACAGCCAAATAATAATAATCCAACGCCTGGTCCTACTGCTAATCCGAATGCAAAAGGAACAAACGCAGTCTCCTCTGGTCCCGGACCATTCCAAGCATCACCGGGCTCTAATCAGGTGACCCCTAGTCAGGGGCCTAAAAAACAAGAACCTTGTGACTGTCAAATAACAACGCTTGGTGAGCTTACTAATTCTCCTGGTGCAACTGCCCCAGAGGCAGTTAGAGGACCACCGGAGCCAACTTGGGATATCCATACTGATCGCAGAATTAAAAAAATGCACCCTGATGCAAGAAAAAAAGTTTCGCAGTTTATAAACAAGGCTGCTGAACAAGGAATTTACCTTAGGGTTACGGAAACATATAGAACCGTTGATCGCCAGAATCAGCTTTATGCTAAGGGTAGAACTGCACCTAAAAAAGGTAGAACAGTTACTAAAGCAAGGGGTCTACCAAAAAGTAGTATTCACCAGTTTGGTATTGCTTTTGATTGTGTCGAAGTAGGTTCAGGTAGGGACAGGAGAACTAAGAAAAAATTCAAAGCTGATTGGGCAACAAACGGTAGAACATCTGGATTTAGTAAAGGGTACCCTAGACAAAGATGGCACTTGATCGGTGATTTTGGAAAGTCGTTTGGTTTTGTGTGGGGTGGTAATTTTAGAGGATTCTTTGATGGTCCACACTTTGAAGTGTTTAGAGCAAGAGCATCACAACTTAGGAGAAAGGAGGCACGAGGCGAAATCGTTATTGATCCAAGACTTGGACCAAACTATAAGTTTCCAAAATTTTAGAAAATGGTATTAAAAAGAGCACAAAGTACAGTTGGTGTACAACCATCAGAGCTAGATAAACTTAAGCAAGTACCCAACGCTAAAGAGTTGAACAGCGGGAAGTTTAACACCACTGTTGTTGAACCTGTGCCAAATTACAACATTACAAATGCCGAGACTGTCCAAAAGGGAAAACACAACGCATTTATTATAATGGGTCGTGACAGACCAAGAGATATAGAATCAGGGTACGGCGGCATTGGTGTAACCCAGTGCGGAACAATAGATATTGTGGCCGGTCTTGGTGGTGCTTTGGCAACTGAGGTTAATGAAGAAGGCGAGACTGTCTATACGGACAAGAGCCCTGAACTCGATTCAGCCAGAATTTATTTAAGTCAGAGAACAGATGTTGATTATAATTTTGGCTTACCTGATGGAAGAGTTGGTAAATCTATAGGCAAGTCAGCAGCAGCTATAAAAGCTGATGCTGTTCGTTTAGTCGCTAGGGATGGCATTAAGTTAGTTACTGGTACCGATACCTACGACGGACAGGGTGTAAGAATTGACATCCAAGAGGGTATAGATCTTATAGCCGGAAATAATGATGAGGGACTTCAGCCCCTTGTTAAGGGTCATAATTTACAAATTGCTTTGAGAGAAATTATAGATTTGATTGCAGATATAAACGGAGTGACTACAACGTTGGCCACAATGTATTTTAATCTTTTGAACGCTTTAGTGTTTCATACTCACATCGCCATCGCACCCGGTTCCCCAACAACACCATCGCCAGATTTTGCTGTGACAGCAGTCAGTCAGTATTCTCAATTAGTAAAAATGTTTTTTGATTTGGGAATCCACCAGAAAAATGTCGTGGCTACAAAAATGGATTACACTTATGAGACAGGTGGGGGTTATATCAATAGCTTATTTAACCATACCAACTAGATAATTTTATGAAGAATATAGTAAACCCAATACCGGAAATATTTGTAGACGCAATACCTCAGCCTGTACTTAGAGATCTGACAGAGCAAGAGACTATTGATCTTAATCGTTATTCTACTGGTGACCGCACAGCAAAGTATGTCCCAGCGATAAAGATTAATAACGTCAATAAGATTATAACTGGTTGGAGTATAACTCCTGGACCTGGACAAGTCCTAAGAAACGGTAGTGGCTATGACTATGAAGATGAACGAAACAAGTTTATTATTGATATGATACATACCGCTTATCTTGGTGGGTATGGTCATTTGAATATCGGACAGGAAATAGCTAAGGCCATTAGGAATGGAAGTTATGGGTTGAATGATGAGAATAGGTTCTTGCTCTTAAAAGATGCCATGGCTTATGCGGCACTTTATCCACAAAACGCCGCAGTTGCACTGTCGCCAACCGCTCCACCTAACCCTCAAAATCCTAGACTTAACGGCAAATCTTTTGCGCTTATTTTTGTTGGCGAGGAGGAGAAACAAAAAGTTCTCACGAGGATCACCACAGTATTAGGACAGCGAAATGCAACAAAGAATTCTGCATTTGATACGGTAACCACAGAACAAGCTCAAAAAGCCTCTAATCAAAATGATGTTAACAACCCTGATCCTTTTGCGCAACCTAAGAAAGCGACTTACACAGTTAAGTCTAATGGAGAAACTTTTTCTACTATTGCCAATAAGTTTAAAATAGGCAGATTAGAATTACAACGAGTCAACCAAAATAAGAAAAGGCCACCACCTAATCAGAATCAAAATATTCTTGACGTTGATTTGAGCCCTGGTGATATAGTTGACTTGCCTTTTAATTCAATTAACGCAAGAGTTCCTAGCATAATTCCATCGCATTCGAGACTTAGGATCAACGAGTTGCTAGAGGCAGCTACTAGGCCAACAGGTTCAATACCATCAGGACTTACAGTTATCAAGAAAGATTTATCGGAAGAAAAAAAGAAAGTTGACTCTCAAGTTGACTCATCCGATTGGACAGCCAATGTTCCTAGTGATACATCTCCAGAACAATCTCAAACGGATGTTTCATCTGATGTTGCTGTTAATATTACATCTTACAAAAGCAAAAATCTTCTTAAGAAAGTCTATTACAATCAAGCTGAAAAAAACTACTGGTGTGTGTTTAGAACTTTAGCGAAGAATCCAAAATCTTTTGATATTGCTGGCGGCGAGGCGGCGATACAGAACATAAACAATTTTAAGTTTGACTTTGCTGTGCCCGAAATTTTAAAATTTGCTAGCAGAGATACCACTCAAAATCGTGCCGCTATTGATCCGTCTAAGGTTGAATTTCTTAGTAGGTATGGCAGTTTAAACAGGCCACAGCCTGTGCCGGCTGGACAGAGCTTTTGGATAATAGCGGTAAAAATACCCGAGTCAGAAATTGAAAAATTAAATCCCCGAGGAGCTAAGTCTAGCACGGATGATATCCCATCCCCTCTTCAGAGGGCTAAAGATTTAGTGGCTGAAAAAGGAGTGCCGGGAAAACCGGGTCTGCGCCGAGCCCCTTTTAGTATGTCAGAACTTCAATCGACAATAGCCACGGCTGCGATTGTTGTTGATAGGTATGCTGATGAACTTGACAAAGAGGGTATAACCCCCGGTATGATGACGCCCAGCACAAATGTTAGGATTAGGGCGGAGGACCTTAAAAGATTCTATAGCGTTGTTCAAAGATATGCTGAACGTACATTGGATACAGATATAACCATAAACGACAAAATAGAATTTGTTTTCGATTCAAAATATAAGTTAGTAAATGTTTTTTACAATGGTGCTCAATACGCTGGGTTAGCTGATCCAAAAACTGGACTTTACACGGCATTTGGAGCAGTTTCTAAAGGAACATTTGCGCTTGTTTTCTATGCAAACGAAATAGCAGCGTTATTCACAAAAGAGGACAAGCCCTCCGCCGTTGAATTTGTACAAAAATACATGTACCCAAGTCCGGTTATTAAGCCAACAGACATAAAGAACAAAAAAGAAGAGAACAAAAAGTCTAACAAAAACCCACCAGAAAATCAGAGTGCTGGCCTTGGAAAAAACACGTTTGAAACAAAACCAGAGAAAAAGAAAAAGACGAGCAAACCAAAAACAAAAGCAGAGGTAGAACGCCAGTTCCAGAGAAGATTTCAAGCGGGCGCAGACGCCTTTGGTTTCTATACCAGCGTTCTTAATAACGCAGGTTGTGAGACGCCGCTTGCAAAATATCTTAATGATGCTTTTTTAATATATCAACTTTTTGGCGGTAAAGCAAGTGTGTCACAAGTTGTAGGGGTTGTTGTAAAGCTTCTTAGAGATGAGTTTATTGAAATTAAAAAGAATGAGCAGTTATTGCTACAGGGTGCCGCTTACCTTGATGATCCTGATCGGTTTCTTAGAGACATAGAAGCAGAAGTAAATAGACAGTTTTTTGATTGCTTTAGGGTTTTGGGTGATGTCCTAGCCAAGGAAGTTTTAGAGCCTGGCGGTGTTCCTCCTGAAGTACAATCACTTGTTAAGCAAGGATTAACACCACCCTTCGGTATAAGTTTGGGCAAGACGCCCACTGCCGATTTATGGGCCTTGTGGAGAAAAAAGTTATTAGACCTTATAATTGAGTTTATCAAGCAGCTAATATTACAAGCTTTCAAAGAATTACTCCTGGCTGTTTCGGGTTGTGGTCCGGAGACAGTGGTTGATCCGTCAAATATAACAAAGAACAGGAACCCTAATGTTAATTCACCTTATGGTATTATAAGGATCAATGATCTGGTTGATTATGCCGGGGTTGATTTGATTGAAGTTGCTAAAGAGCTTAACATGCGAAACGTGCTGCCAAATGAGGACCGCACTGACATTATTGAAACGCCAGTTACACTGGAGCAACTTAGACGACTAAATGATGATGCTTCAGATCTAATGGTTGATAATGATGTAGTAGCTATTTTACAGGGATCAGGAGGACAGGCGTTAATAGATTCTTTGTTCCGAGGTTTTAACCTGGGGTCCATTAATTTAAACGAACTTTCAGCGGCTGACCAAAGAAAAATTCAGGGCGAAGAATATAATGATACGGTCAGCAGAGCGTTATTAAATACTGTCCAAGAATCCCTGTATCCTGGGGATGTCAGATATGCCACTTTGGACCTTGATAAAGAACTAATAGTTTTATACTTTAAAAGGCTTGGACAATTAGTAGGATCAGACATTGCTCTTGGGTTAGAGAAGCCGCTAGACACGAAGGAGGCATACTGTGATAGTCGTGACCTCCTGGCTTATGGTCTTGGGTCTGGGCTTGAAGTTGGACTTGAGGAATTGGCCGACATTGGAGACAGTGGTGTTGTTGCAGGAGGGTTATCTAAAGCACAATTAGCATCTCAGATAGGTCAGGAGATTGATCGCAACGCATTTAAGATAGAGCTTTTGTGTGAGTTGGCATCAAAGAATTTTGATTTTGCTCTAGAGATACAAAATTTTTGGGACACCTTAGGATTTGCCGAGTGGTTCATGGAACTTTTACGCCTCCTAAGCTTCGCATCTCAACAAGCTCAGGGTGTAGGAGCAAAAGCGATAGCTGATGGTATGAGAGCCAGGGGGGATCGATTTATTGAGCAACAATCGGTTGAGTTATCCCCAGCCGAACTATCAGAACTAAAAACCAAATCCTCTCAGATATATCGATATTATCAACATTATTTTGGAGACATAGATACCGAGGCTGATGAAATAAGCGGAAACCCCCAGTTAAACAGTCGTCAAATACTTCCGCCCGAAACTCTTAAGTTTGTGTATGAACCAGTTGCTGGTCTCGGCGACGATCGTCCTCATTATGTTATAGGTTCTCTTGACACATCCATAGGTAAGGAGGCCACTCCAAGAAATGACAGATCATTCGGTAGATTACAATTAGATTATTTAAATGATGATGGTCTGGTTCGAGTTTATTTTAACGATAACGAACGTGCGATTATTGGCAACGAATTAGGATATAGAGAGACTCCCTTTGAACTTCTGTGTGAGTTTGGTCTTGTAGATGACAATACTCCTAATGGCGAAGGAGAGTTTTCTGTTAAGCGAGCTATAGTCAGAAGTAGGCAGCCAATAATAAGACAAGGGCGTCCAGATGATTTTGCTAATATTATTAACGATTTCCATAAAAAAGTTATGAACGTTAGTTTTGGTTCTCAGTTAAACTTAGATGGCACCACAAGCTTTGGTGGTGGAGAGAATACAGAAACAGTAAGAAACGCTGTGGCCGAAAATGTTTTTGTCGGGACAGGAGTTGATGGAACCGCTTTATTACAGGTAGCCACGCCTTATCTCAATAGCTTATATAACGTAACGCAAATGGTGTCAACAAACTTATATTCTAACGATCAGTTTAAAAGCAGGGTTGATGAGACTGTCATATTAGCGTCAAAACTACCTTTTGGGCCTAATGGAGACCCTTGTAATTTAGGTGCGGATGAGCAAAATGCAATCATTACCATTAATGCAATTCATCAAAGAATATTTAACTTTATACTAAATGTAGCCCCACTTTTTAACAACGGGTATGGACTAGAGACCCCTGATACTTTAAATATGTTGTCCTCATATTTGGAAAATAAAATTATAAGAGATTTTGAACAGAGAAAGATTCTTGGCTTCGTTATTGAAGGGGTTTCATTTATATCAAGAACCTGTTCAACAACAGAGATAGAAGACGGTATAGAATTTAATCCAGCATTGATATCTGATCCCCAAGAGAAACTAAGATATATCATTAAGCAAATGCTTAAGAAGACGCTTTTTAATCTTTCAACATTGGGAGCACCTGATATATCAGAATTTTCAGGCTGGGGTGCCATGACAAGAAATATGTTTGATGACATCAATGGTGTTGATGGCGGAGAAATAAAAAATCAACAGGGAACGGTAGTCCTTAATAAAAAGACAACCTACAAAATGTTGGCAAACCTACTCTATACCGGGAGGGGTTATGGTCCATTAGGTGATCTAGACGCTGAAGGGCTTTCTGCGGGTGCTCAAAACAATGCTACTCGAACTTATGATTTTGGTGGCAACGTAGCATACCTTGGACAAGCTCGCCAATCTCTTGCAAACTATGGCTTTGTCGCAACAGTGGATGGTTTTAAAGACAATCAATTTCTTGGACTTATTCCAATGCCATTGTTAGTTGGATTACAATATATTTACTTTGATAAAGTTGTGGCCATTAACGATCAATTCCCGCAGATGGCGTATTATGCGAAGAAAAGAATAGACTCAGCAGATGAAGCGCTGAGAACCGCTATAGATCCAGCATCATCACAATCTTACAGTTTCGCACTGTCAACGCCTCAACAACCTAAGACGCTTGACGAGAGCAAACAAGACGACGCCGACCTAGAAGCAGATTTGCGTGGAGCTTTGCAACAAGAGCGGGATTTGATTGAAAATCTTAACGTCGCTGCTGAGGATGCCATACAAGAACAAACGCCTGGCGCTCCGGGACGAAATGACCAAGGTGAGGAACTAGCTAGACGATTACAAGATGCCCCACCTGGAAACGCTCAACAACCCGCTGGACAAAGCACAAGAGATATGCAACAAGAGCAAGAAGCAGAGGGCATATCACAAAGTGAACGTGAACGCCGTGCGGCTGAAAGACGAGAGCAAGTTCGCCGGGAAGGAACACAAGGACAGCAACGACAATTACAATCACCAACACCACCAGTACAGCAACAGCAACAAAATGATGGGTCGTTCCCCGCCCAAGTTGGACCATTTACATACGCTAATGCAGATGAGGTTAGAACCCGCAAAGCCAAGTATAACGCTTTACTTGTGCGTGTAAACAGGATAAGAGATTATAAGACTGCACTTGAGACTCGACTTAGAAGGTGCGCTGGACAGCTTCAGGTTGCTGAAAGGATATGGGAAGACGATGGCATTTTTAGAGGTTACGATGATCTTACCCCGTCTGGACGGAATGACTGGACGATGAGAAAATCATTAAACGTTATCCTTAACAAGATCAATGAAGCATCGTCGTTGGATATAACTTATTTTGGAAGGACAGGAGCCGGTGGCGGTGGTGGTCACCGAGCATATAACCCCACGAGAGATTGTCTTGTCAGAGGCAAGGATATTATTAGGCAAACAGATTTTGATACCGCAGCGGCTCTTCACCCTCGTCTTCCACTTACAAGAGCACAAGCGTTTGCAACTAGGCCAGGATTACAAGATTACAAAAATTTAATGGACGAAGGTTTTAGAGGGGGAGATGCTGGTATGCGAGACAGGTTTGAGAAAACAGAATTTTACACACGGCTAATTAATGCCATGGAAGAATTCCAAGGGTTTTCGGTACGCCCTCGTCCTGAAGCCAATGCTGATTATTCACCATTAAATCGTGCCACTCAGGCGTCCAGAGGAAATAATTTTATAAGCATACTTGCGATGATCACAAAAGAAATAGCGGATCTTAAAGAAAGTAATCTGATAACAGATTTAAGGCTTGAGAAATGGGGCGCTGAAGAAAGAAATGATGTTGGGCGCATAATTAGAGAACTGAACAGGCTTTTATGATAAAGGGGAAAAATAAATGGCGAACAAATTAGAAGGTATATCTGTTTCTCTTCCATTAACTTATGATAATGTTGATGGGCCTTACGAGCTTAACAAAACTTTAAAAGATGTAGTCAAGCAAAATTTAAAAAATTTAGTGTTGACATCACCAGGAGAAAGAGTTATGTTGCCAGACTTTGGTGCCGGTATTCGTCGTTTGCTTTTTGAGCCGAATACAGGGCAGGTTTTTTCGACGGCCAAAGACAGAATAACTGCTCAAGTAACAAGGTATATGCCCTTTGTGCAGCTTGAAGATTTGGTAATTTTAACATCAGATCAGGACGCCAGTTTGTCTCCTAACGCAGCCAGGTTAATTTTGAAGTACAACATAGGTGCGATTAATGAGAGCGATACCTTGATAATAACTCAGAACCAGAACTAATTACTGAAGCTTAGAGGTTTAGTGATGCCAAAACGCCCAATAAATTATACAAGCAGAGAATTTGAGACAATCAAAGAATCTCTTGTAAATTATGCAAAACGTTATTATGCGAATACATTTCAAGATTTCAACGAGGCGTCCTTTGGCGCACTGATGTTAGATTTGGTGGCCTACGTTGGTGATCAATTATCTTTTTACACAGATTACCAAGCAAACGAAAGCTTTCTAGACACAGCTATAGAATTGTCTAATGTTCAGAGACTAGCAAAGCAACTGGGTTATAAAATGCCTGGGTCCCCAACTTCTACAGGTGTTTGTAACTTTTATGTTCTTGTTCCGGCAGCAGCCACAACAGGCGGTCCCGACACAAACTACATTCCAATTTTAAAAACAGGAGCTATAGTTAGTGCTGATGGAGGCGGGGTATTTACTTTAACTCAGGATATAGATTTTACTGATAGCAATAACGCTATAACAGTTGCGAAAGTTGACTCAGATACTGGTGTACCAACCGAGTTTGCCATCAAGGGTCAAGGTCAAGTTGTCTCCGGTAGACTACGAGAAGAGGAAATAACTGTTGGAAGCTATCAAAGATTCCTGAGATTGAGAATGTCGGCTGATAATGTTTCAGAAATTATATCAGTCGTGGATTCTCAAGGTAATGAATATCATCAGGTAGACTACCTTACTCAAGATATTGTATTGTCAAAAGAGCCTAACCGAGGAACGAATAGAGATCTTGTTCCATTTATAATGAAAACCAAACCATGTCCAAGAAGGTTCGTAACAGAATTTGATAGCGAAGGAAATGCTTTCTTACAGTTTGGGTATGGTTCAGCGGACAATATTACTGGTGACTTGATAGCGAGCCCGGCCGATGTTGTTCTAGATGTTGTCGGGAGAGAGTATGTATCCGACACTACATTTGACCCCAGTAATTTAATAAAGTCGGATAAGTTTGGGGTTGTACCTGAGGACACAACACTGACGGTAACTTATAGAACAAATGAAAACACAACAATAAACGCCGCCGCAAGCTCAGTGAATGAAGTGCTCTTATCATCCTTTACGTTTACTAATCGAGACATCTTGACTGACACGTTAGCTCTTGGGGTCGAGGGGTCACTAGAGGTAGAAAATCCTGAACCAATACTTGGGGACACCGAAGAACTCACGGCGGACGAAGTTAGAATTAGAGCGTATGCAACGTATGCCTCACAGAACAGAGCCGTTACTAGAGAGGATTATATAAGTATATGTTACCGTATGCCAGCAGGATTCGGAAAAGTAAAGCGTGTTAACATAATACAGGACCCTAGATCAACCACAAGAAATCTAAACCTTTATGTTTTGTCTGAGGATTCTAATGGTAATTTTACAGCACCAACAAGTCAACTAAAAACAAATTTAAAAACCTGGATTGATCGTTATAGAATGATTAATGATAGTGTTGATATATTAGACGGAAAAGTTATAAACTATGGTATACAGTTCGAGGTGGTAGCTGAAACTGGAACTAATCGTTTTGAGGTTCTAAACGCCTGTGTAAATAAGTTACAAGAGAAAGTTTTAAACGTCTCTAAAGAACTCGGCGAGCCTGTGTATATCTCTGAGTTGTTTAAGATGCTGAACAGTGTGCCAGGAGTTGTTGATACAACCGTTGTAAAGTTGATTAATAAAACTGGCGGATCTTACAGTTCTTTTAATTATGAGATTGATAAAAACCTATCTCAAGATGGAAGGTTTCTTATAGTCCCCCCTGATGCAGTGGCGGATGTGTTGTTTCCTAACGACGATATAGTTGGAGTTGTTAAGTAATGGCTATTAAGAGATACTTTGCGTCGCAAGACAATACCATAACAAATGCCTTCAAGGCCAATCTTAGGACTAGAGGCACAGGGTCAAATATGGGAGCATCTGATATTCTGGAGGCGTTTGTCATCCATGGGCAAACAACTGCGTCCATAGATGCTGCAAACGCCGAACAAGCTAGAATACTAATACAGTTTCCTGTGGATTCAATTGTTTCTGATGTTACAAATGGCGTGGTGCCATCCTCTAGTGTTGAGTATAGGTTAAAAATGTTTAATGCACCACACGGTGATTCATTACCGTATGAGTATCCACTTAAGGTAGCCGTTGTCAGTGGTAACTTCTGGAGTGAAGGTCGTGGGTTAGACATGAACGAATACACTGACTTTGGTGTATGTAATTGGATTTCTAGCTCCGAGGGAATAGCTTGGGAACATCAGGGCGGCGATTTTTATAACAGTGCAAGCAGTGGAGATAGGGCTTATTCCTCAAGTTATTATTTCTCTGGGGGACTTGAAGATCTTGATGTTGATGTGAGTTTTGCCATAGATCTGTGGCGATCTGACGGTATTGGTACAGCGTCGAATTTTGGGTTTATGATAAAGCACGACGACGATATAATTTCAGGAACATCGGGATCGTTTTTCACCAAGAAGTTTTTTGGTAGAACAAGCGAATATTTCTTGAAGAGGCCTTACATCGAGGCAAGGTGGGACGATTCTAGAAAGGATCAAAGAGGTCTTAGTTTCATATCAAGTGCTCTTGCACCGCCTTCTGACAACTTGAATACAGTTTATCTCTATAATAGAATTCGAGGAACCCTAAAGGACATACCTAGCCTGGTCGGGACAGATCAAATAATATATGTTAGTTTCTTTAGTGGAAGCAATGATGACATACCAACAGGCCATCGTCTGCATGTTTTAGATGCGGCTGGACTAGTACAACAGGAAATAACTGGTGGAATTGTTGTTGAGAATGGTGTTGCCCAAACGGGGATTTACAGTTGTTCTTTTGCAATAACAAGCTCTTTGGATACGGTTCACGATGTTTGGCATTCTGGTAGTATAGAATATTTTACTGGTTCGATTAACCTAGAGGGACTAACAGCGAGTTTTGTTCAGTATGAAACGCAACATATAAGCGACATAACAAATCTCAAGAAGTCTTATGTCCAAGGACAAAAACCAGTTCTTAGAGTTTATGCAAGAGAGAAAAACTGGAATCCAAATGTGTACAGTGTGGCCGCATCAGAGCCCCCAACTCAAATTATCGAGAATGCTTATTGGAGATTGTTCAGGGTAGTTGACAATATGGATGTCGTACCTTATGGTACGGGCTCCACTAATCACACTAAAATGTCTTATGATGTTAGTGGTAACTATTTTGAAATTGATACCTCGATATTAGATCAGGGCTATGCTTATGGGTTACAGTTTGTTTATCTGCTGAATGGAAACTATGTAGAACAACCAGAGATATTTAAGTTCAAGGTTGATGAAGAGCCCGCATGAGCATAAAAAAGTTATTTGAAAATAATAAGCAAGGAAACTCTGTAGGGAAATATCTCAAGAGTAGTGCAGTAGCGTCTTTAAGTGGCGGCATTGAATCTTCGCAACACCTGAGTGAGACTCTAAGAAGGCAGCAAGAATTCACAGCGCCACTAGATTACGGTGATCCAGATGAGTTTGCAAAATATGGCTCAGCCGAAAAATATTACGAGAATAGTTTTAATTATATCTTACAAAATTATCCTTACGATGGCTCTGGGTTTGAGAAAGAAAAATTTTATAACGATTTAAATCCACTAGAAAAGTTTATCTTCAATGAGAGATATCCAAAGAGCACCGGGTTTGCATCTATCGGGACAAATTATGGCACTGCGGTATCTCACAGTTCTCATTATTTCTCGTCTCCAAAGACAGAGTTTATTCAGGTAAAGGGTGGGCCTCATTCAGGTACTTTGTTCGCATCAAACTTTAGGCAAAACAATCTTGAGTTTGGTGGACCGAGTGGATCGACAGTAGAATTTTTCCTTTCTAAGTCTGATATACCTGGCGGCGGAGAGGTGGTTACAACCCAATCACCAAGGCAGGTTATATTTGACTTGTGGAACGGTGTGTCTACAGGCTCAGTAGACGATGACGAAACAAACGGCTGCTATGGTAACTTGAGAATTGAGCTTTCAAAAAGCTTAGAAGATAGATTTTTGGTTACGATGTTGTCGGGCACAAAAGGATATGTAACTCAATCTATTCCAACGACTGGCGGTGTTGGGAATTATATTACAGGTAGCGGATTTAATCACTTTGCTTTCGTATTTAATACTTCGGAAAGTTCTCCTACAATAGATTTTTATATCAATGGGGTGTGTCATGAAACAGGGATCTCTCCCACGGGACACCAAGCAGGACAAATAAGCCTAGTAACCGGCTCGTTGGTAGCTAATATTGGTGCGCTTAGAGTTGCACCATCTGGCGTATCTGATACAAACTCAATGGAAGGACGTGGTAAGCTATCCGGAACTCTTGATGAGTTTAGGTTTTGGCGAACCGCCAGGTCCGGCGAAGATGTGGGGAGAAACTGGTTTACGCATGTTAATGGCGGGGCCGACAAGCAGGATGCCAACTCTGCTCTTGGTATGTATTTTAAGTTTAACGAAGGGATCACAGGGACAAGCAGTGTCGATAGCGTTGTTCTAGATTATTCAGGCAGAATATCGAATGGCTCTTGGACCGGGTACGCTGCTGGCGCAAGAGACACTGGGTCAGCTATAACACAACAGGCACTAACACAGTCTGTTGCTGGAAGAACAGAATTAGAAGATCCAATAGTAATCCCATCGGCCTCGGTATTAACTACTAGAAGAGATGAGTTGAAAGAAATAGGTGAGTATCACGACTCAAAAAACCCATCCTTTATCCTCAATTCCTTTCCTGATTGGATAGTTCAAGAGGACTCAGAATTTGGTAACGAACTAAGAAATTCAACCCAAATAATTTCAACTTACTTTGACACGCTGTATTCGCAAATATCACACTTAACCAAGATAAAGTCGATGGATTACCTTAGTGGTAGTGCAACTGGCAGCGTATTTGAGTTTCCTCACAATGATCGTCTGGTTGAACAATTAGGGGTTGAAGCTCCAGAATTGTTTGAGAACGCTGATTTGTTGTCTCAGTTCTTGAAAAGAGGCGAAGACATAAACTTTAAATATGACTTGAGCACGATCAAGAATACGATTTACAAAAACATATACAACAACTTAAATCATATTTTAAAATCTAAGGGTAACGAAAAGGCCATAAGAAACTTAGTCAGATGTTTTGGTGTGGATGAGGAAATTATAAAGGTCAATATATATTCCGACAACTCCACATACAAACTAGACAACAATTATAGGTCAGACACAAGTAACAAAAAATATGCTGATTTCACAGGTTTGCTGGATCAAGAATCATCAAATGCAACCGTCTATCAGTACCCTAACTCAGACCTTCCGGAATCATACGGTGTAATAAGCGGTAGCAGTGGAAGCCTTAGTTTGATAGAATATGGATTTACTGCCCAGTGTGAGTTTGTATTTCCTAATAGAAAAGAGGTAGACACCCTAACGCACACACCACTACAGGTTGTGACATCATCACTTTTTGGTTGGCACACGCCACGGGGTGAGCACAAGTTGTTGTCCTCTTCCACGGACACAAGTTGGCACTATCCTAATGCGGACTCCGGGTTACAAGTTGTTGCTATCAAATCAGCGTCCCAGATGGCCGAGATTATATCACCAACACATCGAGTTAAAGATGTTTTCTTTAAAGTTCTAGACAGGCACAACAATGAGTTAATTGTTTCGGATGTTTTTAGAAATGTTTATGAAAACAAAAAATGGAACATCGCTTTATCTGTGCATCCTAAGAGGTTCCCGTTTGCGCAAACATCAGGAGCAAATGCAAATGTTCATGATGGATATGACATTGATTTTTACGCTGTTAATTACGATTCCGGTATTAGACAGGAGAGTTTCTTTAAGACAGGATCATTGACATATAAATCGGGATCTGATATAGTTTCTGCTGCAAAAAGATATTATGTTGGAGCACATAGAACAGACTTTACGGGCACAGTGTTAACATCTAGTGATGTGCGTGCGTCTAGTTTCCGTTATTGGACTGATGTGCTACCAACGGGTGCTATTGATATGCACGCAAGAAGCGCAGATAATTACGGGACACTAAATCCAACTAGACAAGCATACACTTTCCAAAGCAAAAACCCAGGTGTTTATATCCCCCAGGCAGACACACTTGCCGTTCATTGGGATTTTGCTGACGTAACGGGTAGTGATGCTTCGGGAAGATTTAACGTTAATGATTTTTCATCTGGGTCTTTAGACTCAGGTAGTGGTGGTGATTTATTCCATGAATCGCCACAGCACATAAATTCAAGACAGCACACAGGACGAGGTGACTTTTTCCCGGCCTCGGATAAGCCCATCCGCAAGGAACTTCTTTACACAGACAAACTAGAGCTACCAGAGTATGCCGTTAGTAGCGATATGGTTAAGATAAAAAATATTGATGATGCAGCATATGCACCAATGTTAAGACCAGAGCGATTATTTTATGCGGTAGAGAAAAGCATGTATCGAGGTATATCTGAGCGTATGCTTCAATTATTTGCCTCGGTTGAAGAGTTGAATAACCTTATTGGCGATCCTGTTAATAGGTACAGACCAAACTACAAGTCGATGGAAAAGCTTCGACAAATCTTTTTCTCAAAGGTTGGAAACACTCCAGATCTACAAAAGTACCTTGACTATTATCAGTGGCTAGACTCTGCACTGGGTCAAATGTTGGAGCAGATGTTCCCAGCTTCGGCCAAAGTTGCACCTGGTGTAAGAAATATAATTGAATCCCACCTACTCGAAAGGAACAAGTTTAATTATACCTTTATGGGTAACCGTAAAAAGTCAACCCGCCAATCAGTAGTTTCAAATCCAGCCTCGGAAGAAATTGTTATTTCTAACGCTGAGCCTGGTGGTGTTGCCAATAATCAGGTGGTGCAAGAAGAAGATCCACCGCCAGAAAGACGCCCTGATGCAGCTAGGCCAACCAATCCACCACCAGCCATTACGGAACCAAAAGGACTTACAATATCTAACAACAACGGTGCAGGTCAAGTTGCAATACCGTATGACAAGAAAAAAGCACCTCTGCCAGAATCGCCCCCACCAGAAAATAGAAATCGCTGGTGGTGGATGACCCGTGCCGAAAGAAACACGGTTACAATTTCACAATCTAATCCTGGAGTTATGGCAAGTCGAGAGGCAATTTTTAGACAAGCAAAGTCTTACTATGCTCCTAATAGATTAGTAAACATCGGTGCTTTTTTACCGCAAGAAAATAAACCAACAAACCAAGGTATTGGAAACGTAAAAGAGAGCAAAACAGAAGTTGCTGTTGCCAAAGTTAAATTTGGTGATCTTAAGTTAGATGAGGACGTCAAAGATGAAATAGTTCCTAATGTCAAGAAGCAAAGGAAAGTGCGAGCCTCTGTAGACGGCGAAGATGTTAAAGGTCAGACTGTCTTACCATTTACGCCTGTGAGTTCTACCGTTAGCTCTGGGTACCAAAAACAACTACAAGATGCAGGATTGACAAATGTTGACCTGGCTAACCTACATGTTCGCCCAGTGGCGGCACAGACACCATTCACTTTGGCCCACGTTGGTGGACAACAAGCACGCTCTGCTCCGGTTGGTGCAAAACTGAACCAATCAGATAATGTTAGAAAAGAATCATATCAATTAGAAATAGCCTCTGCTGCCGGCGAGTTTGATGAAACGCCAGCTAAGACACCTAAAGGTCAGTATAAACGTGGGTCAGGAGCATCTAGACCTGTTAATGTAGCAAACATACAGACACTTACAACTGATATTGCGCCAGAGGGCGGTGTTAGGGTTCTCGGTAACTTCTCTAAGTTTTACGAAGTATTAAACACTTCAAACCGTGCTGCTACTAATATGGATCTGGCCTTTAACCCTGATGCTTATCATACTTCTTCTTTGTTGTTGCAAAGCGGTACAATGCCATCCGCATTTTTGACAGATGTTCCAAGAAGAAATCAGGGGTTAACAGGCTCCGCTGAGTTTACGGCTCCGAGACAAAGATCGGGAGTCAGAACAAACAATACGATCATAGCCGACAGATTCTCTGCTCCGGGCAGCAAAGAGGACTCCAAGCAATTATTTAGAGACAGAACTTCTGATCAGTTTTCTCCGAACAATGCGTTACCGTTTAGAAACATAAAAGTTAGACAGCGATTTAACACGCTTCTTAGAAGACACACCGGCTTCGGTGGGTTTCAAACTTCATCTTTGGTCACACTTTTAGACAGGTATGACTCCATAGACTTAGGAGCCTTCAATGACGGCATAGTAATACCATCAGGTGGTCTGCCTGCGGTTCACGGTGATCCACTTTCCATTCACACAGCTTCTCTAGTGGCAGTACACAAAACACAAAGAAATGGCATACTAAGACCAGAACTAGTCTCTGGCAATCTTAACTCACCGTTGGTGCCAATTATGACCACAGGTGCAGTTCGAGATAATGCCTTTGTGACAAGACCAATACCTGCGGGTGACAGATATGCTTGGTTTATGGCCTTGTCCCACTCTCAAGCAACCCCAGGCGATCACCCTGGTCAAAATGTTGGTGACAACTTTCACAACTTCATTTTGTCTTCCTCAAGGTTCCCAGAGGATATCACGCTATACACCTCGTCGCTAGCACATTCAGAAAAAAATCGTTTGTACCCCGGTAGTTTTGTTGTTCAAGCGAACGGAGTCTTCAGTAACTCTGGAGGTGGTTTTACTTATATATGGGAAAGAAATGGCGCTGGGTTGTGGGCACCCTGGACTCAGACTCGTTATGGTCAGTTTACTACAAAGGGTATGTTTAACTCTAAGCAGAACTTTTATCTCATCGACGCCGCTAACATAACCACGAAGGCCGAGTCCGTTGATCAGATTACAGGTAAAAAATTAATTGCTACTGAAAAAGGCGAGACTGTAAAAGATTTTCAAAAATCAATTGTGCAAGATCAAGACAACGCCCTGCAAATTTTCCAAGGGGGTGGGGGTAATATTCTTACACACCATATCTCAAAGAGATATAAAGAGCCACCGCTTACATCGAGATATAAGCCATTAGTGCATCACATAAAAACCAGGAGAGGAACACCAGCGTTAACAGAGAAAAAGTCTGTTGATGTTTCCGTTAAGTATTCTTATGGTAATGAGTTGCAGGGTTTTGCTAATAGAGGGCTTAATATAGATCTTGGGAACAAGCAAGATTTTAAACTAGGGCAACTAAAAAGGCCTTACGAAGTGTTTAGAGATACATTTGTGGACGGAGTTGACCCATCGGTTGACGGCGTTGAACTCATAAAGCTGATGAGTTATAAAGAAACAATTTATCCGAAAGAGATTTATACTTACCTGTCCGCTACTAGAGCAAGAAATTTTTACAGAAATAGTTTCTGGAAGGCAGACATAGCAACAGGATCTGCTCAGGAACTTATAGCTCGAAACATAACAGAAATGTCAGGATTGATACATGATGCTAACATAGAAGATTTTAATAACTTTTGGGAAAGAAGCGTTACTGATGAAGGTGCAGGTCGTGGCTTCTCTTCATCCTTTGACTATTTTGTTAAAATGGACGAGCAGTTTCCAGTAGCATTATTCCAGGGTGACACCTCCGGTAATGTTGGTTATCTTCCTCGTCCAAAATTCACACCGTATGTTGATGGTGAAGGCAATCGTGCTGAGGGTACCGGATCGAAATGGCCATTAGACTCATTTTATTACTCAGAATTTTCTGGAACTTTATTTACCTCGTCGTTTACCGGCAGCGACCCGATCCTCACCGACGCCGGCACTAATCTTCTGTTTTGTATGGCCTCAACCTTGCCGGCGGGTGAATTGATGATGCCACATTATGGTATTGTTATGAGTGGTAACGCAGTCAACAGTGGCTCGGAGCAAGGCGGGGTTAGGTTTAATACCTCAAGCCTTAACTCTCCTCAGTATGTTTACACCGTGCCAACTGAAAAAATTAGAACAACTGATTTGGCCAATGGGAAAGCAGTGTTTATTGCAGAAGCTCAAGCTGTGGCTGGTCCGGTAACTAGACCACCTTGGACTGCGGCAAGAAGAAGAAAATTTGTTGATGGGCCAAAGAAAAATACACTTGCACCTGCAAGATATCCGTGGTATAATAGTTACGAAGACTGGCAACAAGAACTAAGAAATCTAGGAAAAGATTACACAATTATTCCAGAGTATAGAATTAGTGAGCTTATGCCAACTTACAAAGAGCTTGGTAATTTTGGTGCGGTTCTATCGGGGGCTCTTAGTGTTACTGGTGCTACCAATGATACAGGTTCACAAACAGCATTTAATAGTGCTGATAGAGAATTTTTGCCAAGGTATGCGACATCAGATGCTGCGGAATACCTAAAAACATTTATGAAAGCGGGATCTAAGGATGCAGAGTTTAATAAGAGCCCAAGACACCTAGAGGTCAAGTCTGAAGCGTTATTGAAACTGCTTCCTTACGAGGGATTTTATCCTGTTCTTAGAACACTGGAATTAGCTAGGTTATTCTCGCAGTCCTATGCCCCTGTGATTGAATACTCTGGTGAGGACAACCTAGTAGCGCCAGCCGGTGGATTCTATCCAAGCTTTAAAACACTTGAACCCCCGAGTCCAGACGAATCCTCTCCTTTGCAACCTAGAGCTTTTAGGGCCATATCCCGTCCATTTTTTGCGCCAGGTATTGTTTATAACTCTATTAAAGCTGGTGTCGGTGTTCAGTATCCAATACTTCGTAAAGGCATGGCTGCTCTCAGTCCAAGTTCTATACAAGATCCATTAGACGGACACTTCAGTGCATCAATATTTTTCTCTCTTGCTACCGGCGATTTAAACGTTTCTGGTTCACCAGAAACTGCAATTACTTTGCCTGGTGGTCGCAGAAGAAGAAAAGAGGGTACTGCTGAGAATTTTGATTTCTTTAAGCTTGATGAAGGTGTTGTAGGCGATCAGTTGAAAGACGGTAGCCGAGGAGCCCCTCACCGAATGTTCTATTCTGATGTTGTTCCTTTCGAGGGCATCTTTAAGCCGATGGAGCACATATCAATGGACAAGCGAGGTGTTGTTTTAGCCGATATAAATCCTGTGCTTTTTCAGCAAATCACAGCATCAGTGCCAACAAGCGGTGCCCTTGTATCATTCCTGCGTCACCCAGAAGGAGAGGGAGATCTTGAAACGGTTACGGAGTTTTTCAAATTTGATGATGATTTGTATCGTCTTGGTATGTCAAACTTTATGGCAAATATTCCACGATTCTTTTTGAAAAAACAAAAAGACGGCGGCTTTATGTCTAAATTTATTGCAGAGATCCCAGCAAAAGCACCAGCAGATAATCCGGCCGGCGCTGCGGCTGCACAACAAAATGAAGCAAGAACTGTTACAGTGTCTAAAGACAAGGCTTATATAATGGAAATTGGTATGAAGCAAACCGATAGGCATATGATGTACAGCAACCCAGCGGCTTTCGGTCCTGCTACTGCTACAGGCTCCTTTGACTGGAACGAGATGTTGGCTGGTGGTCACGATGCTTCAGCCGCTAAGGCAGTGGATTTTGGCACAAGAGCTACTGCAACTCTTGAGATTAATACCTTTGACGAAAATCAGCTTGATGGTAAATTTATTGGAATAACAGGATCGTCCGATCCTTTGGGCGTAACAACTAGAGTGTCCTTTGCGTTTGATAAAAGTGTTGCAGGAAGTTCTCCAGCTAGGTCTAGTGCTACAGAATATGTGATCGGTGCTCAGAGCCCTGCTGATGCTGTAGCTGTGGGCAATGCGATTAAAGCCGCTTTAGATTTAGCGAGCACTAACAATGATCTCAAGATAATATCCTCCGTCAATCTTTCAACTGGTGACGTTACTATAACTCAAGACCTGTTTACAGATCGTTTCAACGGGGATGAAATAGTTGGCTCTGCTGTTGAACCGCCTAACCCTGGGGTGGGTGTTACAGTAGCAGGTCCATTTGCTGGTGGTCGTATTGCTCCGCTTTATACCGCAGCGACAGCGGAGCAAACTGGCGGAGTTCCACAAGGAAGAGATTGGCCGTACTCTAGAGCGGAATTTGCACCGTATACACCAACATACTTCTATGGTCCAAGTGTAGTAAGAATAACCTATGTTCCGAGAAAATCTGGAGAGGTTACACTAAGAGATATTCTAAGTGGAGAGGATTTGTTTGTTGAGTATAACAACGAGAATGGATATTATTACGATTTTGACTCTGGGTCCTTTATTGGAGTAAACGAGCAGATATTGAGTCTTGATGGTGTACCGGCATATGGTTTTAATCGTGCTTGGCAAAACAGACAGGATCTAGATGCGTCTTTGGTTATTGACAATGTTTACCCAACAGATGCGGCAGATATTTCACCACGAGATCAAAACAAGTGGGTTATTATGCCTAAATGGGAATGCCCAGTATTAGATTTCCAAAATTCTGAAGGCGGATACAACTTTAGTGCTTCTGTTAATGTTGGAGAGCATTCCCCAGATGTTAAGGGAATGTGGCACCAATATGGGGTGATGCCATCATCCTCGGCCGAGGGCGTGTTTATGTTTATATCGGATGTGTCCGCAGACTCTACAGAATTAAGACTCCTTGGTAATCCAACAGGGTCTGGTGCTAATAGAACAATTGAAACGAGTGGGTCTTTTGTGTCTACATTAACTGGATCTGCAAGAGTTGAAGTCGTGAAGAAGGTCCCTAAATTTGTCTTGGATTCGGGACGTGAGGTTGACTCGCTGGCAAGATTGGTTGGATTTAAGGAAGATGATATTCAGGCACCCGGAACTTTCCAGCCAGAAAAAGCGAAAAGACTTGGACAATTAGCAGAGAACGGCGAGAAGACAATATCTGAAGCTGTTCTAGCGATGCCATATTATCTAGATCCAACATCGCAAGAGATGAAAGTTATGACTCTTAAGGGTAATATGGATGCGCTTGGTCCTAAAGTAAAAGAGTTTAGAAAGAACTTTACAAAGTATTCTTTGCCTCCATCGCTGAAGAAACAGTTAGCTTCTTTATTGCCGCCAAATTATCCAAAGGTGTCTAAGTTTATTAATCCTTTCGGCGGTGACGACTACGATTCAATTATTCCAACTGAGGAAGATGTTAATATACCTATCGTGTATTTGTTAGAACATACTGTGGCCTTATCGAGGCAAGACTTAGCAGATATTTGGCAAGGTATTATGCCTGACATTGCAGCGACTATGAAAACAAGTGTATCTGCTATTGACCACTATATGCCAGGAGATAGAGTTTCAGGAGTAGGCAGTAAGACAATATTCCCTGAGCTTGTTCTAAAAGAGCTTGAACTTGGTATACCGAGAAATGGTCACCCAAGAGTCGATCTAATAGATGTTGCGCCTCTTGGATCTAATGATGGATTTATACCCGACATTAAATGGATGATATTCAAAGTTAAGGAGAGAGGTGTTGATACATTCTCGACCTTCATTTCGGAAGAATTAAATGGTGGACCTGGAACATTTTCGTACGATAGTGTTTTTGGAGTGATAGCTGACAATTTACCAGACGAACAAAAAGATTTCTTAAAGCGTAAGAAAGCGGAGTATACCAAAGGGTTGTACGTTAGTGACGATCTTGGCGTGGCTGGTAACACTTACAACTGGCCGTATGACTATTGTTCGCTTGTTGAGATGGGCAAATTGTCTATAAACGTTGGTTTCCGACCAGAGCTTGAGAGAGAGATTGAGGACATATCTGAAGAGCAAGAAACAAACGCTCGAAGCCGAGGCGAAAGAAACAAGAAAGTCTTAGAGAATAAACAACTAGAGCAGACAAGAGTAAACGCTCCAAGACAGTTGCCGCCTGTTGGCAGTGGCGTGGCACCTCAAGCCACAACCTTTATTCAACCCCCGCCTGGCGCTGAAATCATAGGGCAGCCTCCTGGCGCACCACTACCCGATGATCTGCCATTCCCAGCCGATATCCCCGAGGGTATGACGCCTCCTGTTCCTGGGCAACAAGTTGATCCATTTGCAGGGGAATCACCCCTTCAACAAGAGCAGTTTGACCCAGGTAAAATGAACCAGGGGGATATACCGGCTGAATTTAGAAACCTCACGCCAGCACAGATGGAACGCCGCCGAACTGAGGAGATGGCCAAGAGGAATGAGCCACAACAGAATTTTACACCTAGTTCGGCACCACCTAGAAGAGGTGGCGGTGGCGGCGGAGGCACTAGTGGCGGTTCTGGCGGCGGCGGTGGATATTAATTGTTACAGTAATTTATAACGGAATGTATTTAATGTATGTCTAAGTTTTTGGATAGGAAAGAGCAAGTCATAGAAATAGAACTTACCAGGTGGGGTAGGGCGTCTTTTGCTGCCGGTAAATTTACTCCAAAATTTTACTCATTTCATGATGATGACATACTATATGATAAAGAGTTTGCCCCAAGCGGAAGCATCCAAAAAGATAATCCTAAAGTATCAGAAGAAAAACAAAATGACATTGTTAATAGGATTAAAACAACTCCGAGAGTATCAATAATAAGTGATGGTGGCTGGGAAGTAAATCATAAGTCTTCTACTGCAACTGGCGACAAACATAAAGAAAGCGCAAATGTTGGTGCGTTAACTCCAAATCAAATTTCACCTGCTACCGCAAAATTTTTAAGACCTATTGGCACCAGCAGTCCATTCAAAGAGTTTGCTCCGGCTTGGGAAATAAAAGCCATGGCAGGAAGCGAGCCCTTATTTGTTTCAGGAACCGAAGAGTTCCCCTATCGTAACGGTGCTGAGGGTTCTGAAATAATAGTGCCTTATTTTTCTGCTAGTCTACCGCTAGAATATGATGTAGATCAGTTAACTATAAATGTTGACGCTGATGATGTCGTTGTTGAGCAGGGTGGACGAGAGGTTACTGAAAATCTATTCGAGTTAACAACTGAAGGCCGCTTGTTGCTAGACGTCCAAGAGCTTAATACAATATTTAAAACAAATGGCAATTTTGACATTGAGGTTTTTAGGGCACCGATAAGAGAGGGACGAACACTAGAATTACAAAGGCTGCATTTTATAAATGATAAGTTTGTAGGTGCTGGTGGTTTATCTGTTCAAGAAGACCCGGACGAGTACGCTAGAGCACTTGCAGGTGATGATGAGGTTATTGGACAAAATGTTCCTTTGTTAGATCCTACTTATGTTGAGTATTTTCTATCCATAAAGACTGATGGTGGTATAGATGACTTAGAGGCACCTGTAAGGGGAGAAACTCTTTATCAAGGCGGTTCATCCGATCCTGTTGATCCGTGTGAGGAGGTATAAATGGCCAGCAATATCTCGCTAAATGAAAATAACTTTTTCCCAGATTTGATACCAGATCTTCAACGTAAGTCGGGTTTAGTTTATCTTTCCTCAAACTATCCTAGTGTTACGATAAATAGCGTTGATATAACCAATGACATCAGGGCAGTTGGCGAAGGACAAAAAGAAGAAACAACAATCGTCACTGTCAACACGAATATATCAGAGGCCATACTAGACGAATTAGTTAACGACGATGAATTTGTAAGGTTCTATAATACTCCAAATTATATTAGCAACTTAAGGGTAAGGATAGTCGCATGTTTTGGGACACAAGGACAATCCTTGGACTACATCACTCAAAGAATGAACGAATACCAGGCCGGACTAATGACGATCTCTGGGCAAGCTGACGCCGATGAGTTTTATATTAAGCTGATTAACAATTTGACATCCACAGAATTCTCCTTGTTGTCTTCAGCCGGACCATTCGGATCGGATACTATTTTGAACACCCTCAAGACAAACCTTCAGGATAAAATTTATTATAGCCCATCCAGTGACAACGACGGTATTATTTTATGTGACTTGCCTCTCGATGATGTTCTACAAAAAGATAAAGATGGTAACGTTCTAACGAACAAAAAAACAAGATCACTGATCAAGAACACCACTGCGGACGGCTCTGAAAACTTTGCGAACTATGTGGTGCAGACCATAGATCTAAAGCCGTTTGTTTTTAGAATAGGATCTGCTGAGCGATATACCAACAGTGAACTATCGGATGTTAGGTTTTACGCTTTTACATATATGGATAACCAGGCTTTCTTAGAGAGTCAAGGTTTATCTAAGGATTCTACAATAGGGGAAGAGGATCGACTTATAGAAACTGGGATGGGCTTTGTAAAAAGCGCAGTCTTTAGGGGTGTTGAATATGATTACCTAACACAGGAACAAAGTTCTGTAATCACAAACCCAGAGATTGAATCTGAAACTTTGTCCCCAATGGCTTCAAAAATGTCAGATCGACGTGGTTATCAAAGATTAAATTTAGTTGATTTTAAAAACCAAATTATCTTAAACACCACTGGGCTCCTTAAAGAACTTGATGTTAATAATAAGACCTACCAAAGTATAGAAACCAGTAATTTTTTCTCTGACTTTTGGGTAACCAAGTGTGAAGATGACAATGCAAGGTTTGGCTTTGTGTTTGATAAGCTGGCCTATCTTTCTAAGAATAGCGAGTTCCCCTTCTTATACTCAAATCCTAACACTGCTAAGGATCTTATGACTGGAGGGGGCGACTTACAGCTTACAGAGGACGAAATTGTAAAATGTTTAGATATTACAATGTCTAAACGACAAATAAGAGAAGACTCTACCATTGCTGTTAATAAATTGACATTTGGTAAACAAAAAAAGTTTGATGAGTCTTACTATAGGCCGGAAGAAATAGTCGATAAGCCAATATTAATAGATAGCTTAGGACAATTCTTGAACCCAGGTATCTCTAGAAGGATGAGCTTTTACGAGGGGTACGATACATATGCGGATGAGTTTAAGACACAGACTGCCGGAACCTTTCAGTATGCCGCTGAGGTAAACGTATATGACCCATCGTTAAACTATCTTAGAAAAATATCTGACAGACTAAGAGAAATATCTCACAGAACTGTAAACTTATACGAATTGATTGTCAACTCACCACCAAGTGAACTGGAAAGGAAGTTAGATTTAGTAGCCGATGGGGTAGGTCTTTATGACCCAATTAAAAACGAGAGAATTGTTGCTCTTAGTTCAATAGCCTACAATAACCAGACGGCCAAGCAATCTTTGATGTCAGACATTAGGGGCTATGTTAGGTTGTTTACAAAAATGTCCTTGACAAACACTCTTAGTTCTAATGCAGTAGAAACGATGCTAATGGCTATGGTTGAGAAAAAAGATCCTTATGGTATTATGGAATTTAATGATGTTGTTGATTCCTTTAAGAGAGGCATTGATCAAATCATAGAAACCAAGATGCCTAAAGATCCTAATTTGGAGTCTACAACTGCGCTACAAAAATTGGCCGCTAACACAACACCAACAAAAATAAATATACTAAACTTCAAACACTATTTTGACGACCTGTTTGAATATGGCAAAAGGTACGGAACAGGGTATCTTTACTTATCACAGGAGGTCCAGGGTAACATTCCTAATCCTGCTGGTCTGCCAACTTTCTCTAGAGATTTTTTCACAGACCGAAGACGAGAGGAGTTTAACAAATATTTTGGCAGCTATAATCAACCAGGCGCACCATCATCTTTTGCAAATCCTGATGGAACTCCATATGAGATATCAAGTTATCAATATTTTACGCCTAAGGGCATTAAGAGCTTTGGAAAAGAAATGATTGTTCAAACCTCATACCGAGCACAAGATGAAAACATTTTGTCTTATGATATAGACAGATACGCTGATCTGTTTAATGACCTTGTTAGAAGCCGAATATATTCTTATGATTACAACTTACCCTTTTACTCAGCACAAGATTTTGATGTAACTCCAAGAGACTTATTTGACAGTGCTAATAGCTCTCTGTTTGCACACGGTTGTGTTGTTAGTGAAGGTATACAAGAGCAATTTACCATCCCCACTGTTGGTGAAAATATAAGCAAAGTAATTAAAATTGGCAAAGATGGCAACGAAAACCCAGAGGTTGATGCCCCGAGAATTGTAGGCACATTTTTGGGCGGGGACAGCGATACTGATATAGAGGCAAAAGATTTTCTTAGGACAACAGAGAAAGAACTTACTCCTTTTGCTACAGGAACTTACGGTGCTGTTTTTGATCCATCTGCAATCGATAAAGATGAGATACCGTTGGTTCCGGCCGGTCTACCGCCAACTAAATTAACTTTTGCCATACTTGGTGAACTTGAGCTAGATTCTAAAGTGGACAGCACACCATACTTGAAAGAAACCTTCAATTCTATGGTCAGGAATGTTAACAAGTTAGGGCTCGATGATATTAGCATCCAGAGCGCAATAGAAAACAAATATGCGCCAATTCCTAACCAACTTAAGTCAATGTTTGTTATTGCTACTTCGCAGAGAGCAAAGTCTTTGGGTGGGGCTGGTTTTGATGCTGTTAGACCACAGCTTGAGGATGCTGACACAGCCGATTTTGTTGATTCGATTTCATATATTGATCAGAACGAAGAGTTCCCACCATATAATTCAACTCGTGATCCCATGAAGACATACGCTAAGTTTTTAACTTTTTGGATGAACTACAAGCAGATTGCTGTAATAGAATATTTATCCGGATTTGAGAACCTTGATAGCATACCATTTGGTATTAGAGTTACAGAAGATGACCCAACTTTTTCAAGAAAAGCTCTAAGACCAGTGTGGCAAAAATTTACCCCTGGCCTTTTTAACTCAACTAGTAGACAGACACTTTTGTGTCGAGTTAGAAACATATCTAAAAATGATTTAGTCGTGGTGTCTGATGATGAGTCCAGAACAAGATCGGACCTTAATAAAGGTGTGGATATAGACTTTAGAGAAATATTTGATCTTCCTATTTATAACAGATACTTTATTTTGAGAGGACAATAACTTGGCAGCCGGCGATAGAAATCAAGAACAAGAACAGTCACCAGATCTTCGACAACAGGAATTAGTCCGAGAGAGGAGAAGGTTTTATGACCGCCTCACCAATGTGGAGTCTGGACAGTTTGTCGGCAGCGGGGTTGATTTCTATGAGTTTGTGCAGCCAGAAGGAGCAGTCAATCAAAAAGCGCAATCTATCGATGTTTTGTCGGGGGAAAGAAGCCCGGACTTTGTATCAAGACAAGTCATAGCACAAAGAAATTTAACTACTCTTGACCCAATAAACAGATACTACGCTATGGGCGGAGATAGAGTGCTTAGGGCTAAGGTTACTTTCACGCCACTAGAGTCAAACGATGCTTATGGGAACCAAAGACTGACCCCAGAGGCACCCACATCAGTGAATGTCAATTTTAATGTTGGCGGTTATAAGCGTGAGGGGTCTAGGACAGAAATTAAAGGGGTTGTCCGATCGCAAAAAACAGACATTCTAAATGCTTTCTCTAATACAGCCGTGGAAAAAAATCCTAACCTTCCTTTTGCTGAAGGAAAATATAGAGGGTTTGTTTTCCCAAGAGGGTCTGGACGCCAAGAAGAACCGTTTAATTTTTATACTGAGATAAGTAACTTGGCATCTGCTGGTGGCGGAGAAGTCTTTACAACCTTTAGTCAGGTTGAGGCGTACTTTCCCCTGTCTCAAGGTGGACGTGGACAGGGAAGACAAAATGGGCCTCTGACTAAGACTATTGGCGGTGATCCAGAAGTGGTCGATACCCCAGGGGGACAAAGAAGCTTGTTTGCTATAAGTCCGAGAATGGAAAGAATTCTTAGAGTCTTAGATTATGACACATTTGAAGAATTCACGACTGATCACCCGATGTTTAGAACTGAGCCTGTTGGTGGATTTGGTGCTGGATATTCGGACAAACAAGTGCCGCAGAACAGAGGTGGTTCTCCTTATGATGGATACACTAATGAAATCAGGGCAGTCCTTGAAAGGATTAGAGACTCATATGATCTTAGTAAGGCTTTGGAGGCCGCAAATGCTACATTGACTAGGACAGAAAGAATTATAATACAAAACCAACGAGATCCTGTCGTATATGAATTTTATGATTTTGAAACTAAGACTAGCTTTGTAGACGATCCTTATATTTCTGTCTTGAACCAAAATGCAGGAACTCGGCCTCAAAGACAGTTATCCGTGTCACGTTTTCGACCTGCAAAGGTAGAGGCTGTTTTTAATTATGCACTTGAGGGCTACGATAATAATATTGCAAATCGCACTATACCTGAATCTGCTCTTCCTAATTTGTATGTTTATCAATTAGCGGTTGGAGCAGATCCCATCCAGGGGCTGACCGGGGAAGGTTGGGACGCATCTCCTCAAGGAAGAGAGGTCAAAAGAGGATACGATGGGTTAGTCACTTTAAACGAATTTATATCTGGAACTTTGCCAAGGCTTAGGGCAGATCAAAATGGTGAAGACGGAGCCATTTCTGAGTATCTAACTCAATATGGACAAGCTACCCAGAACTCAAATGTTGTTGTTGATCTAACTTCCTCAGTTGCTAGAAGATATTATAATCAAATCACTGATGCGACATCAATGAATTTGTATGAAGAGTTTAATCAGTACAAACATCAGTTCCCATTATATAATGAAGTATCCATTCCGATGACAGAAAGAGGTAGTCTTAACACTTTGTTAAACCAAAGTATTGGCGCAACTTCTATGGTGAATTCAATCTTAAATGCTACCCCGGAAACAACTCCATTTAACTTTACAAGCTATGGTGCCATAGCACCCGGTGTTAGAAGCTTTGGCGGCGAAGGGGATGAACAACGAAGAGAGATTGCAATCGTTGAGGCCAATTTAACAACTAAAGTTTACAACTTTGACACTTGGTTAGATGCGACCTCTGCTGCACTTAATCTTGATGATACGGCAGAACTAAGCTTGAATGGACCCTGGCGAGAAAGAAATGGTGGACAAGCCGCTGTAAGTGCCTGGAAGAACCAGGTTAGGAGTCTTGTTACTAGAGAAGCTCGTCAAAAAATGATAATGTATAAAGATTTGCTAGAGGGCACCAGAACACTAAGTGATTCAACCACTATCATGTATAAGTTGGTAAAGTATGCAGCAGGCGATAGAATATATGACACCCAAAAACGAACAGTTGTGCAGAACTTCTTTTTTGCTAACACTAATGAAATAGATCTTTTAAACTTTGTCGATACACAGGTAAAGTCAAATAAATTCTATCAGTATGAATTATACGCTTATGATGTTGTTTACGGTTCTAAGTTTGAATTTAGAACAAGATTTGCAACATACCCAGTTGAGGGAGACACTATAATAGAAAGAAGATCTCAAACTCGTGGTACGTTGGCCTTTTTCTCTTTTAACGTGAACACTAAACCAAGCGTTAAGATAGTTGAGTATCCTTTAACAATTGGTGGCTGGCGACGCAGGATAACAGTTGGTCCGCAGAAAGGTCAACTAGGCACCGTTGCTGTCCCGACCATACAAGAACGGCCAGATCTCGTCATTGGTGGTGTAAGCTACCCTATAACAAAAATTATAGCTTCGCCTCCATTGGCACCGGAAGCTAGTATTCTGTCGTACCAAAACACTAGCAATAAGATTCTAATAAATTTACAAAGGTCCGTTGGAGAATATCTAGGGCGTGATGCATTGCCTTATGTAGCATTTAATGAAACGGAAGAAGAATTTTTAGCAGACTTGTCAGCAAACCAAAAACTGGCCGATCCAAACCAAAGGGGTAGAACAGTTGCATACAAAGCGGCAAAAGGAGCCCCTCAGATGTTAATATACAGAGCCGACCAAATAAATACTGACGTTGCAACACCTCTTGATTTTTATAAGTCATTTTCTGGCAAACTGTACAAGACCTTAAACATTACGCAAGGAGCTAATCTTCAAAACTCTGCTCTAGCTTATGACTTTGTTGACAACATAGAGCCAAACAGAAAATACTATTATACTTTCCGATCGGCCGTTGGTGATCTTTTTTCTAATCCCACACCCATTTTTGAGGTTGAACTTAAATTAACCAACGGCTTTTATTCTCCAATAGTTAAGGAATTTGTAGCTAGCGCTTCAACAACTCAGATGCCAGCCAAAACTATGAATAGATTTATAGAAATAAAAGGTGCAGATATTCAAACTTTACCTTTTGCTGAGGTTAGTCAAAATAGTGGGTTTGTGGACGCCAGAACTGGACTTTTTGCATCCGAAAAAAGCCTTGTTGAGCAAACAGGTATCAATGGAATTACCGGGAACAAATTTATTGTTAGGTTAACATCCAGAGATACGGGGCGAAAAGTTAATATTGTTCTGGACTTTACGAGCAAGGAAAACAGGTAAAAGGATCAAAAAGGTAAAAACAATACTACTTATTAAGAACTTGAACGTTCAATAAGAATAGTTATTCACAAGAGGGAGCCAAAATGGCGTTTTTAGATAACAGTGGCGATATCATCTTAGATGCGGTTTTAACTGACACAGGTAGAAAAAGATTAGCAGCAGGTGACGGAAGTTTTCGTATTGCAAAATTTGCTGTTGGTGACGACGAAATAGATTACAATCTTTATAGAAATAGTAATAGTTCTGAGGGTGCTCATCCTAGCGGCTCTGCTTTCTATGATGTTAACATTCTTCAGTCTCCTGTGCTAGAGGCCTTCACTAACAACACATCTATTATGAACCACAAGCTGGTGTCTTACTCTCGTGACGATTTGCTTTATTTGCCCGTTATCAAGAATAATGATACTGTTTCTCAAACAGTCGATAAAAACACAACTGCATTTACAGATATTCCAGTTGGTGGATATTTGGTAACTACAGATTACACAACATCTGATCCTGACACGTTTTCGTCAGCTACGTCTACTTCTCCATTTAGAACGTTTGTGGGTGTTGTTCGTGGAAATCGCAGCTTCGCAACTGCTGGTCAATTTATTTGTCTTGATCAGGGTATAGATAATACAGACCTGTCTGTGCAGAAACTAGACAGCGCAGATGCGCTTAGAGAAACCCAGTATCTTGTAGAGATGGACAATAGATTAGTTCAAGTGTTGTCTTTGGATGGTACCACCGTAGCTCGGCCTTCATTCATTGATGATGATAATATTGCAAGCTACTACTTCTCTTTAAATTCAAACGCACAATACTTTGCAGCACCGGATGGACAAGCGCCAGGTGTAGCAGAGTTTAATAGATCCACCAACGAAGATTCACCTGCCGATACATTTTCAGTTATAGGCGATACAAACGGTGGACGTTATGGCACTAGGTTTGCTTTCCGTCTTTTGGCGGCAGAAAACCTACAGACTAGCAACGTTCTGTTTGATAAACTAGGTGGCAATACAGCGTCTAATTACGTTAATAGCGGTGCTGTGTTTAGGTTTATTGACTCAACAATTAGAGTCACAGGTTTTACAACTGGATATAGAGTTGATATTCCTGTTAGATTTGTAAAGAAAACATAAATAAGGGTTAAATAATGGCGACATCATTCAAAACATTACAGGCTTCTGATATACAATCATCAAGAACTAGACTTCACGAGGCCATTCCGATAACAGGAACAATCGTCTCGGGCACCTATTTGGTCGCCAATGCATCTACTAATGTAAAAAACTTTAGTCACGGGATGTTCCAGAGCGTTTTTGACTATCCTTTCCTGAGTTCATCTGCGAACCACATATTTGACATTACAGTCGGACTTAGTGCTAACTCTGCCTTGTCCGCTTCAACAAATACTCAGGGCAAGCAAAAACTTCAATTGTACAATCAAATGGCTCAAATTCTAGTGGGACACGATGCTACTGGTAGTATTAGAGAGTTTGATAAAGATGGAGATTTGACGTCAGGAGAGAAGTTTCATGACGCACTGTTCTTTAACTTTTCAAGATTGTTGGTGAAAGATGAGATTCAAAAGGGTACGTTTAGGATGGAATTTAGTGTCGATCCTACAGGTGCTTATGATCAGATCTCTAGAACCAACCGTGTCATTAAGATTGAGGACTCGTCCGGCTCAAATTCATTTAAGACAAATTCGCCTGCTGGCGAATATGGTATTTTGTTTGTTACCTCGTCAACTAGTGGTACTCTTAATACTGACCTTGAGCACAACCAAGGACTTCCTTGTGGGCTCTTGTATTATCAAGCCGGCATCGCTGTGCTTACATCATCCTTATTCAAGGTCCACGCAAGTGGTGGTCTTCTTGGTAATGAGTTATATGGTTGGGGTGGAAACTTAGCTCCAAACACGGGCGGTAAAGTTACCATGGACAGTGCCTCAAATCGTAACATTGACGAGACGCTGAAGTTAAATTCAATCAGCGGATCGGCCGATGATCTAAGGAACAGACTTCAGGATATCTATTTTGCTAACACGACGGAGCTTAACTCAACGATTTATTTCTGCCGTGCAAATGCAACAGATTTTAATTACTCAAGTAACCCAACGTATTTGTCTAAGAGTCAGATTCGTGTTAAAGAGACCAGAGAAGATTCGCCCGTGTCGTATATAACGACGGTTGGCTTGTATGGTGCAAACAATGAGTTGCTCGCTGTTGCCAAACTAAGCGAACCACTTAAGAAGACTCCAGCGAACGAGTTTACCTTGCGGGTTAGATTAGACTACTAACGGGGGTGCAAAATGCCGTTCCTCCATGAGTTTGGTCCCGACGATATTTTCCAGAACGACTTGGAGACAAGTCCAACTAAGAGGATTACTGCGTACAGTGGATCTTTGTATATTGATGAGGCAAGATTCAAAGGCCTTAATGTTGCCACGTCTTCGATAAGTTTATATGAGTTAAACGTTGATAGGGCAGCTACCCTTGACGACATCAATAGTATTCATGCCTTTGTGGTAAAAGACGGCAGCAATATGTCGTTCAATAGCATAACAACAGGAACCTATAGTGAAGCAGAATATGGAACAAAGCTGACAGGTGCCTACCCGATAACGGCTAGTATTGACAGACAGTATATTTATGGTGGTAGAACTTGGCCGTTTGGACATTTGTTTAGACCAAATAATGCTGACAAATTACCAGAGGGAACAACTGACTTATATTTTAGCCAAAGTAAAAGTTTGTTATCTTTAAGAACATCAATTGATAAATATAAAAAATATAGCAGTCTTTATACTTTCTCCGGAAGTAAAACAGTAGATCCAACTTTGCCTCCGTTTTTAACTGGGGCAATCAATCTTATAAGTATACCATCAATATTTTATGGATCTACCCTCGAAAAAGGTAGTGTGGAATTAGAGTTCTACTACAGCGGTACTCTCATGGACAAGTGTCGTGATGAAAGAAGGAATGGGGAACTTATTTCGGGACAACCGGGAGCCCTAACCAGTGGAACAACAGTAGGGCTTGTTTTATATGATGAGGGCTTCATCTTGCTGTATAACGAGGAGCCTATAAATGGTGATGACGAAATATTAGATTCATACTCGGCTACAGGGTCCGAAGGCGCTGGCAAGGGGTTTAGACCAAATTGGACATATTTTTGGTCGTACAACACAGGGTCATCTGGTAGTCAGGGTATTGAAGCCGCAGACGGCGTTGACCACGCCCCTGGCGGTGCGACTAGAACAGATGCTAATTTCGGATACTTTCCAAGCTCCAGTCACTTTGTCATGAGCTTTAGGGGTAAAAACACTGTTCCAACAATGACCATGTTTGCCAACGCACCGGCCGGGAAATTAAATAATTCACTGAACCCAACTTGGATATCTTCATCTTATTCTAGCTGGAAAGAGCAAATACATTTTGATAGCTCATCTTACATAGAACCTAAAGAGATCGCTATTAAGAACACTGTTGAGTCAGAATATTGCAACTTTGAAGATAAGTTTGAAAAGCAAACATTTATTAGTAAAGTTGCAATATACGACGAGGATAAAAATCTTCTGGGTATTGCTAAATTGGCGACCCCAGTCTTGAAAAAAGAAACAGATTCCTACACATTTAAACTTAAGCTTGACTTCTAGTATAATCACAATATGATTTTAGGACTAGATGTATCGACCACTATGGTCGGCTATGCTGTTGTAGATCCAGACACCCGTTCACTTGTGGAGGTTGATTCTTGGGATATCTCAAAGAGCGATTCTATTTTCGATAAGGCTGAGATTATTGGGTCTGAATTGTATACCTTAAGGTCAAAATATAACATTGATAAAGTCTTTGTTGAGACAGCGCTTAAGAAATTTCTCCCAGGCAGATCTCGTGCGGATACAATAATAAAGCTGGCTAAGTTTAATGGTATTATTTCTTGGGTATCGTTTGAGTGCTTTGATATGGAGCCAACTTACATTAATGTCAATACAGCTAGAACACTTTATGGATTATCTTTTCCTCGTGGAACCAAAGGACCACAAAGAAAAAGAATGGTCATTGAGGCTGTCATTGAAAAAGAGAAAACATCCTTCAAGTATGAAATGGCCCGTGGTGGCAAGAACTATAAAAAGGGAACAGATGACAAAGCAGATGCTGTTGTTATAGCTCGTGCCGGCGAATATATTCTAAGGAACAAAGATAACAAGGGTTTCTTGACAGAGAAAATAATATTAGTAGACTAAAAATTACTTGACCTGGCAAGAACTTGTGGTATTATACTCTTGGAGGGAGGTGTCCCTATGAGATACCAAGTTTTTAGTGATATGGATGGTGTCCTCGTCAACTTCGAGGAAGGTGTCCTGAGTTATATGAACAAGCGCCTGCGAGAACTTCGCCACGAGCCTGATCATCCTGATTATAAACTCGCCCGTTCGGCAGCCAAAGAACTTGGCGGCTGGGATGTGGTGATCAACAAGTGGCACATTGCCCGCTCTGACCAAGAGAGTAGCCTGCCTCGGAACTATCGTGTCCGAGACTTTATGTACCGAATGGTTGAGGATGACGTTGATCTCTGGGCCAATCTTGGCTGGGAGCGTGGCGGCAAAGAACTGTGGGATTACATCAAAGATATTCCAGGGTTGGAGATTTTGTCTGCTCCGATGGCTGAAGGTTCCAAAGTCGGCAAGCGAATCTGGGTTGCTCGTGAGTTGGGGCTGCCAGTTGAAAAGGTCAACTTGTCTGATAGCAAGAAACCCTATGGAGTTTGGAACGGCAAGCAGGGTCTCCTGATCGACGACCGTGACAAGTACGTTAACGAGTTCCGAGAGGGCGGTGGTATTGCCATCAAGCACGATCCCGATAATGTTGCGGCAACGATCGCTCAACTTAAAGAGCTAGGACTGTGATTGTTTAACGACCCTAACTCAGCAAAGAAAAAGAAAATCCTTGATGAAATCCTTGGCCGACCATACCGCCAAGGCAAGGAGTTTCTTTATCCTTCTCGCTGCTGTTCGCACCATAAACAGAAACTATCAGTCAACTTTGACAAGAATGTTGCTAAGTGCTGGACATGTGACTGGCGCACCAAAAATTTACGACGCCTTGTCAGGCGTTGGGGCGATGTAAGTCAAGTCCATAGATGGAAGGACTTTGACGCCGATATTGAGCTAGGTGACCTAGACAACCTGTTTGCCAAGGAAGAAGATCTAAAACAGCGAATCGACCTTCCAAGTGAGTTTCAAACACTAACTGGTCGTTCTCATCCTGCCTCGGCAAGGGTGCCCCTAAACTATTTACGCAAACGTGCCGTTGGACAGAAAGACGTCCTTTATTGGAAGATTGGCTACTGCGCTTCTGGGGAATACAAAAATAGAATTATTCTCCCATCATTCGACGAAGAAGGTTATTGTAACTTTTTTACTTCCCGCACATATGACCCTAATGTTTGGCCTCCCTATCTCAACGGACCCGGTAACAAAGACATCATCTTCAACGAACTGCTGATTGACTGGGAACGAGAAGTCACTCTGGTTGAAGGCGTTTTTGACGCTATCGTTGCTGGCGAGAACAGC